ATATTTTCTTAAACACATAAAATCTAAATAGGGTAAACTATTTATATTTTCTTAAACACATAAAATCTAAATAGGGTAAACTATTTATATTTTCTTAAACACATAAAATCTAAATAGGTCATTCCAAATCTTACTTTCTTTATCAACTCCTTTTAATTCTCCATAAAATGATTTTATACTTTCATAATATACCTTATTTTTAGGATTATGTTCATAATCTATTACTTTTAATATCCAATCTTTATTAATATTATATGTATTTGCAAAAAGGTCTGTATCAACTAATACACAATCTGCTTTTCTTAATGTATTTATTAATAATTTAGGTGATACCAGATACTCAGTTAAATATAATCCTTCTTCACTAATCCAATCCATATGGACATCAATTGTTTGGCCAATATCATCTTTTAATTCACCTTCAAACTTTTTAACAATTTCAAAGAATTTATTTCTTTGTCCATCTTCTGATGTATAATATGATGTATATGTGTCTTTATTATTTAATAATTTCATTACTAATGATGGGTCAAATAAAGTACATAATAAGTATCCATCTGTTTTAAGATAAGTTTTAATTGTGCTTATAAAATTATCTATTGAATTCACATTATCAAAGAAATAATGAAGTGCAAATTGTATGCTAATAATATCATATTGTTTCTTATTATTAAATACAGTATCGATTAGTTTCTTATTCTCAGGTGTCATATTTACTAATCTCTTCTCCTGAATTGATGATACAAGAGGTAATCTAGCATCTGCCTGAATAAATTTAAAATTAGTAAAGTAGGGATATTTATTTTTATTAGTTTGATATCTTGTACTTGCACTATCTATTGAACCAAATAAGTCTTCATACACTACATCTAATGCGACACATTCATTAACTCGTGCTGAATAATATTTCATAATATCACCACCTCTACCAAAACCAATATCTAAAACATCTTTTTTAACATTTTTTCCATTATTATTATTTGGGCTACAATAAGTATAAATAATATTTGATTTAATCCAACCATGAAAGTTTCTAAAACTTTTACCAAGATTCGTAATTTTCTGATAATAAGTATCTTGCGCTCTTTCTGATGAAATAATTTTGGTATCAATTCTACTAGCTAATTGTTTCTGTTGTATATTATATGTGTCTTCTCTTGATAATTTCTTAATTTCATCTATAGTAATTGCTTCTCTAATTGATTTCCACACTTTCATTGCAACATCTTTAAAATTACCATAATTTTTTTTATATCTAAGAACTGATTCAGTCTTATCCCATCTTGTTCTCAAAATTTTCCATCTATATTGATGTGGTATTAAATTATCATTCACATAAATGATTTCAACAACAGTATTATCATTTACAATATTACCCTCAATATCGCGCACTTCATCTCTTTCTAGAGCACAATATGCTTCATGATTATTTTCTTCTTTCATAAAAGGCACTGGAGTTTCAATTGTACCAATACAATCACCAACAAAGAAATTGACTATTCTAAATATTTTATTATTTGATGAACTAACAGATTTATCATACATGTCAATAAAAGTATTTGTATCTATATTTTTAGGAAATGTAATATAAACATCAATAGAATTTGTAATAGGAGGTTTATACTTATAGATTGGATATTTTTGCTCTTTTTTATCATGTGTATATTTTTGATTAACACCTGTAAAAATAATACCGTCTAAATTATATCTACAATTTACTTTTGTATTATTTGTGTATTCTGTCCAAATTAAATTTGCAAAAGAATATACTTCCGTATTACTACCTCCTGTAGGGAATAAAAATATTTTAGGATGAAATAATATTTCACTTTCCTTTATATCATCTAATAATGTATTCATATTTTTATAAAAACTATGTATTTCTTTTTGATAATGTTCTTCTTGTTTAATAATATCAAATGCTCCTGTAAAAGGTTTCACTTTATTAATTTTAATATCCATTTTCTCCATTAACAAATAAATATAATCTAACCTAGACTGATAATTTGATTCATTTCTGCAATCTTTACCATCATAATACAAGCAATCATAAATCATAAATAGATATTTGTTATATTTATTTAAATATATCAATTCACCTTCATATATAGAATTTTTAATATTTTTTACAATATGTGCAGTTTTTCTTACAACTAAATTATTAGAAATTAAATATATAATACTATTATATATAAATAATACATAATGTTCACCATCTGCTTTATCTGATACGCAATATTTATTTGGAATTTTATCAACAATATGTTGAACTTCTGCAGATATAGGCTTCATTGAATATAAATGGGTGGCTGAGTTATTTTCAAAACCAAAAGATATTTTTTTATATTGTGCAATTATATTACTACTTTCATCTTTTGTAATAAGTTCATCTGTATCTTCTAATACTTGTTTAATTTTTTCAACCTCATTAATAATCAAGTCTAGAATTGTATTATTAATTGTTTTTGTATTAGGTGAGTAATCAATTTCTATTTCATAACTATTTAATGCTTGACTTATATCATTTGGATTAGATGAACATTTTACAAACGTTAAATCTAATTTAATATTATCTTTCTCTGATAAATATAATGAAACACGTTGTTTATAACGATAAGAAATTTTATCACATTCATTATACTGAATATTTGACAGAATATCTAAATCTTTCTTTGTAATATCTTCTTCAGATGATAATCTAAATCTAATATCATACTGGTCATTGTCTACTATATTTTTTTTATCTAATTTTTTTGAAATAAATTTAACACCATCTGTTTTATAAAATTGTGTAGATAAAATAGATAATATAATATGATTTTGTCTTTGATGAACTAAATTTAAAATATTATTTATTTTCTCAATTCCACTAACAGAAATTCGGTAAGATGAATTATACTCTGGATTATATATAATATCTAATATAGTTTCATTTGTTATTTTTAGTTTCTCTTTTTCAGAACGCCACTTTGCATAATTTAATACATTCATAAATTTAATGATTGTCTGTTTATTGGTATTATTATAATTATTAAACATTATTTCAAATTCAGATTTATCATCTAATTTATTGAATAATGCATTAATTTGTTTTATTGATGCAGATAACATTATCTATATTTAGAGAATCTTTTCTTAAATAACAATAAATTCAGTTTTTTTAAAATTTTTTTTATAATTTTTAAAGAAATTGCTATGTTCAGTTTTTTTAAAATTTTTTTTATAATTTTTAATTTAATTTATTAATATAATTATAATGAATTACTCTGAATTTAAAAAACATACTATAAAGAAAAATATCCATTTATTTGATGCATATTCAAGAATAATATATTTTAAATTATTTAATAATAATAATTTACAAGTTGGTGGAAGTAATAAAATAAGTATAACGAAAATTATAAAAAAATTAGATGGTATTCATCTTAAAATATTTTTAGATTCTGTATATGATGATAATATTGTTAGAATTAAATATATAGTTAATAATTATCTTTAGTTTGACATATAATTATTATATTTATAAAAATATATAATGGAAAACTTTTATAAATTATTTAATATTTCTACTAATAGTTCTCTAACTGAAATAATGGCAGCTTATCAACAGAATATATCAAAATATAATAATCTCCCATTTATAAGCGATGAACAATCAAAAAAAATTAAGGAATTAAAACGTGGATTATACATATTAACTAATCCAAATTTAAAAGAACTATATGATAAAAAATTAAATAACTCAAGTAATACTAAACAAATAAATGAAATAAAATGTGCAAACAGCAATGATGAAGAAACTGATTTCGAATCATTATTTTCATCAAAAACATTAATTAATACAAACGATAAATTAGAAACATCAAAATTAGATAATAATATATTAGGAAATAGGATATTTAGTTTATCACACATGAATAAAACACCAAAATTAGATGATTTCAGTTTAGACCTAAGAAAACCTTTAACAGGGCGAATAGAAAAAGAAATAAAATAAATCGTTTAATTATAAAATAATTATAATTTATAAAATAATGAATAGTAATATCCCACTTATTATCAGAATACAAAAAATATATAGAAAAAATAAATGTATTAAATTAACTAATGAATTAATAAATCTTGATTTAATAAGTTTATCTAAAAATAAAAATTTTGAAAAATTTAAAAGAATTATACTTGATAAACATATCAATAATATTTTTGTAAAACTATGTAAAGCTTATAATAATTATAAAAAATTAAATCTTAATAATCGTATTCTAACTACATTATTCTTTTTTTATTTATACCCAAATGATTTATTAAGTTCTACTCGTAATAATTTAGATTCCAAAATACTAGAATTATCTAAATTATTTATTAATAATATAACTACTAGTGATATTAATTTTTTATGTAATATTTTAAATGAATATACTAATGTTTTCAAGTTATGGACAGATATGGATAAAAATAGATTAATAGAAGATTGTATTAAATCTTATTATTTTAAATGTGAACATTTAGATAAAATTAAAAGTAATGAGTTAGTTAAAAAACCTGAACTACATAATATGGAACAAATAAATGACATGATTAAAGAATTAGAAAAACAAAAAAAGGATTTATTAATAAATATTACATTTATTGATAAAACTTTTGATACTAAATATTTTGAAAAAAATTATAAAGAAGTATATACTAATATTGTAAACACTAAATCAGAAATTGAAACATCTATTGTAAATAATGTAAAATTAGCTTATTATGATATGTTATGTGAAGATATTAAAAAAGGTAATATGATTTCAACTATTAACTTAATAAAAGAAATTGGTAGTAGATTAATTATCATATGTCCTAAAGAAAATAAAGAATCATTTAATAATAAATTTAGTACTAATAATTTAACTGATTTATTAATTGAACAATCATTTAATCCTAAATTAAATAAATTTATACTAATGATTATAGATTTTATTATACTAATGGATGCACCAATGCACGATGAAAGTAATAAATATTTTAGAAAAGATATTAAAGGATTAATCGAAAATAAAACTAATTTTAGTAAAACATTACCCCAGATATTAATTAATATTAGTGAACATATTGATAGATTATATAATTTATTATTAAATCACGATTCAATAAATAATTAAATTTTAATTAGTTGATTCAAGACTCTTGCTCTTGGTAGAATTATATCTGAAAAATCTACCAGATAGTCCATTAAGTGAATATTGTTTAAGACCTGTTTCTTTATCAAGTAAAACATTCATACCATCAAGGGTATCAAGAGTAAAATCACCACAACCAATAAAACGACCATTCTTTCTATATAGCTTGAAATAGAGAACAGACGATTTAGTGGTATCTTCAAGGAATTTTACAAATGATTCTTTTACAGTATTATATTGAGTTCTATCTGTTTCACTTTGTTCTTCACTAAGACCATTCATAGTGAAGAATACACGATAATAAGACCACTTTACAACTACATCAGTAAAATTATCTTTAGCATAATTATAAGCACTTGTTGCATTATCAGAAGTATCAAATGTTACAAAGTATGAACCAGTTGTCTTAGTTCTGGTATTCGCGACTACTCCTGTGAAATGTGATAGATAATCTTCTTTCATTTCAGTACCATTCATTGGTTTAAATAGTAGAGTGCGGCCGTATTTTTTGGGTACATTAGTATTTTGGGTTCTTGATGTCATTACAACAATATGATAATAAATGTTTAAATATATTTAATAAATTCTTTATTTATTTCTTTAATTAAATTATCAATATAATTGTATTGTTTTAACCATATATAATATTCCGAATAATCAATTAATTTAGATTTAATATTATTTTTAATATAGACCGTATAATTATCATTAATATTTTTATAAATTATTAGTTTTGTTATTATATTAAAAAAATTTTTAAAATAATTTATTTCTATCATGTCATTAAAAGAAAATAATTGATATAAAAATATTTCATAGATTATATTTAATGAAAACTTTTTATCTTCATATTTAATAAAGTGATTATTTTGTTCATTAATAAGTTTTTCTAAACCTTGTAAGTCTTCTTCTATATTTCTTTTATTTTTAAATATAAGATGAGTAATATCAGGTATGATATGTCTATATATATTGCCATATGATAATAATTTTTTTATTAATTGGGGTAGAAAAATAACATCATATAATGCATATTTTAATATATTATCATTCATATTATAAATATCAATTGTTATTTCTGATATACTACCCATATCTTTTTCATTTGCTTCTAATTCTTTTACTTTTTTATGTGTAATAATATTATGGTCCTCTAACAAACTATATATACTGCATGATTTTTTAATCCTATTCATGATATTATAATATTCGCATAAGAATTTAGTATCATAAAAATTACTACAAAAGTTATCTATATTCTTTTTTGTTACTAATAATTCATTAAATATATAAGGTATATCAAGTGATTCAGAACCATGTAATATTTTAATAATATGAGGACTTGTTAGTAATTCTACCAATACCTTCTTATTATTATTAAGTTCTGATGGTTTGAATAAGAAGATATATGCTTCCTTTTTATCATTTTCCATATTAATTTGCATCAAAGCAATATCCTTAGTATCTTTAGATACTTTATTAAATTCTAAATCAATCCCAATATAGTGCTTTGCTTTATTTTGATTTTTAATAAATGATTTCATTTGATATATCATTATATTAATTTTATTTGCATTATCTACTTTCAAAACATTATATCGAATATTATTGGTTTTAGGATAAAATTCTTTCAAACCATTTAATATTAAATTATACGACATTTATAATTTAATATAGAAAAAACCTATTAATAAGTTTAAAATAATATATAATATTATGGAAAATAGAAATAGATTTGATAATTTTGATATAATATATATTATAAATTTAAAACATCGTACTGATAGATGGGAATAAATAATGTTATAATTCAAATAGAAATTTCTTCTTATGTTCTAAATAATCAAGATAACATATGCAGGCATATATAATTATTTTTTGATTAAAGCGTGTGATAGAAAAGATGATGAGAATAAGAGGTCTGTACTGTTAAACGCATCTGTAGATAAAGGGAAGTATTATTGGAATGATAAATATATCAAATATAAAAATAAATATTTAGAATTAAAAAAGAAGATTAATGAAAATAATATCTATTGATATATACTATGAATCAAAAAAAAGAATGTAATGATTTTATACAGTTTATAAATAAATCAGTTAAGATAATAGATAAAAATTATTATACTTAATATATAAAACAATTAAAAATAATTTTATAAAAGATACAAAATTATCAGATGAAAATATTAATCATATAAATATAGAAATAAATAAGATTAAACAAGATAATTTGTAATAAGAGGTTCTAATGATATACTACTTAATTCTTTCTTAACAAATTTATTTATTAGAATTTTAATTGAATCATAATTATCATTTAATAATTTAATACTTTCACTATATTCTTCCAATTCATTATTTTGCAATATCTTGGGATACTCATTATCAATATCAAGATTTGGAACTATATAGTACATATCATAACTACTGCCTATTAAATCATTCTTATAGAATATTAATGATATACTATAGCTAATATTAATTAATAAATAATTATTATTATGTGGCTTACTAATAATAATTTTTTCATTATCTTGACTTATACTAATTTTATAATTAATTACATTATTACATTTATAATTGCACGTGCTATAATCTTTATTAATATTCCTATAATTATTTTTAGAAATATTAATAAAATAGTTTGTTCCAATATTTTCAATATTATGATTTTTAATTATTTGATTGATATTACTAAATGTAATTTTATACTCACTGATATTATTTTGTTTAATTTTATCTAAAATATTATTAAATGCTAATTCATTTGACATTTTTTCATATGAAATTGCATTATTTAGATTATTATATTTTTCTTCTATTTTACTTGAAATATCATCTTTTAATTCATTAAAAGTTAAACTATAAATACTTTTCATTATTTTCATGTCTTCATTAATTTCTTCTATTTTATTATCTATATTATTAATTTTATCTATATTTTGTAAATTATTTTTATTTTCTGTATTGCATAATTTATCAATATTATATTTAATTGTATTAATTTCACCTATTAATTGTGATACATTTAATTTAAGTGTGCTTATTTTATCATTAATTGTAAGAAGATTATTCCTTATTAATTTAATATCATAATCAAAATCTTTTTTTAATGATGCTTGTAAGTAACTATAACTTTGTATTGTATTATTTTCTAATTTATCAATATAATTATACAAGTCATTTATAGTTTTTATAAATAAAAAACTAATTGGTAACATAAATAAAATTTCATATAGCATTAAATACTATAAATAGTTTATCTTTATAGTTTATCTAATAATTCTTTTAATTCATCATATCTTACTTTCATAATATCTTTATGTTTTTCAGCATTTTGAATCCAAATTTGTATTCTATTTAAAATTTCTTCTTTCTTTTTAGTAAAATGTTCTTTAATAACTTGTTCAAAACCTGGAATAGGATTTTTAATCATGTTAATCATTGCCAATTCTATAGTATGAGGTTGTTTTTCTTCATTATAATTTGTAGAAGCTTTAATATATTTTTCGTCTTTCATGTATTTCTCATAACCAGGTTCATTAAAATATGGGTCATCAACTAAAATTAAAGATTGAATTGACACAAGAACTTGAAGCAAACTAGATGTTTGTTTATTCCATACTTCACCACCTGAACCACTCCACGTGCCAAGCAATGAAAGGCATACTTTGCCATTTGCATAAAGATTAGGATTAAATCTTATTAACCCTCCACCTGTAGTATTAATTAATACTTGAGGTGCACTATTAGGATAATCGGTGGGAAAATAAATATGAAATTCAAATAATCCATTCTCATAAGGAGTATTTTTAGGACCAGCTATTAAAACAGATAAAATATTAAAATTCATTTTAGAAACTCTTAACCAAATACTAGTTTCCCAATTCAATGGAAGATTTTTCTTAAGACTTGAAATCTCAGATAACATTCTCATGATAGATTTTTGTTCAATCTTAGCATCTTTATTATTATAATAAGAATGTTTAGAATCCAAATCAAAATGACCAAATTGTAAAGATTTCATTGTATGACAATAAGCTTCTTTTATATCCTCCAAAATAGGGAGTTCTTCAATAGGTTCTTCATATGATAAAAAGAATAATTTTAATGTATTATTAATACTAATATAAGACTGTATCGTATCATCTTTATCATTTATATTAGTATTAATAATATATTCAATTTCATCTAATAAATGTTTACATTCTTTTGAAATACAATTAATCTGGTCTTTATTAAGTCTCTTATATGCTTTTAATAATGCAGAGAATAGTTTAATATACAAATTAATATTTGTTTGAAATTCTAATAGATTAATATTGGTTACATTATTAAGAACATGTTTATACACAATATCAATATATATCTGGTCAATTTCTTTTATTTCAGTTTCTAATATATTTCCAATATCTAATAAACATTGTATATGGTCTTGAGTTTGTGTATCTTGGTCTTTAATAAACTTGTTAATATCCCAATCAGATTTAATATCATTTGACCCATATCCAGTACCACTAGCCCAGTGAGATTTTTTCATATCTTGATTATATAATTGAAATGTACTTGTAAAATTAAAATCAATCTTATCACATATTTGATGTTTACTAAAACTTATTAATTTATTAAAATATTTATCAATATGATAATTTGGATTTAATTCATATATTATATATTCTTTATCAAGTTTTTCTATTATTTCTACTAAATTTAGAATAAAATATTCAATTGAAATTAATGGCGACCATTTATATTGTTTTAATATGTCCATATTAATAATAGATATGATGAATGATAATTTAGCATGTGGTTTAATATATTCAATTTTTGGTGAAATATATGGATATCCTGTCGAGTCAATTATTAATTGTAATTCAATATAATTATAATTATGTTTTTTATTAATCTCTTCTAATTGTTTTCCAATAACACTATGCGGATTAATAAATAATCTAATTGTTAGCTTGAAGATATTATTATCATCTGGAAAAATATAATGTTTATAATCTCTATTACTATTAATTTTTTTAATTTCATTAATCAATAATTTAATTAATTGTTTTTCTGATAATAATAATTCTTTTGGAACTGAATTAATATTTATAATACTAGTTCCTTTATTATATTTTAGTTGGTCATATTTAATAATATACTTGGTAAATTCAGTATTATAAATATGATATGTATCTGGTATAATATATTTAGATATTTCACTTTTAATAAATATACTATCTAAATTAGATAAAATAGTTTTTTCACAATAAGTTTTTTCATAAAGCATTTTCATGTTAAATTGATTAATATACTTACTATTGTCTATTTTATCAATAGACTCAGCATAACAATAATTTTCTAAATCTGTTACTATCTTGATATTATTTTTATTAATATTAAGATATGTATTATAATATTTTTCTGTATTAACAATTTTTGTAATTATTATATTAGGAATCTGCAGTGTTCCTATCATTTTATTGAGTCTATTCATATTCATTATATATTAATTATAATTATATTAATGAATTAATATATAATTCAATTTTTATTTAATTTGGACAAAATTCAAATTAATATATAAAAAATAATTTATATATTAATAAATAGATGGAAAATATATGGAAAATGATAATTAATAGTTTTAATTACTTTAATATATTTAGAAAAAATAATACCAATGAAACTAAGATATCAGAAGATATAGATAAATTGGAAGATATAATTGTTGATACAAAAATTAAATCACCGATGCAAAATTATTTAATTCATAATGACCCCAATATTATGTCTGATTGGGATTATTTAGTTAGATTACATATTAGATAAATTATTTCTAAATATACTTACTAATAAAGAAATATATATATCATCAAATGTAGAACTTGTAATAATATTTTCAAGATTAGATAATTCTGCAATAATTGATATTATATTATTTTTATTTATTAATATGGGTATAAGCCCTTTTAATATATTATGTAATGAATAGTCGTTAGTTTTAATTATTTTATTTATTTGATTATAAACTTGAATAAAATTTAATTTTTTATCACTTAAAATGTCAATTATATAATTTAAATTAGAATTTGTTATAGTGCCCATAACACTATAACATATTTCTTCTGTAATATGACTATTTTGCATTGATATATTCTGTAAAGTATTAATTGCTTTTCTTAAATCACCATTAGATAATATTGAAATTGTTTTAAGAGCATTAACATCATATAATAATTTTTCATTATCACTAATTAATTTTAGTTTATTATATATAAAATTACTATTAATATTTGAAAAACGAAAATTAGCACACCTTGCTCTAATTGCAGGGATTATTTTATTTTCATAATTACAGATTAAACAAAATCTAATAGTAGAAGAATATTTTTCAATAATTCTTCTTAATGCAAATTGTGCATCAAATGTCATTGCATCTGCTTCATCTAATATAATTAATTTAACACCTGAATAAAACATATTAGACTTTTCTGCAAAACCTTTTATATCTTCTCTAACAGAATTAATCCCTCTATCATCAGACGCATCTAGTTTCATTATCATAAATTTAATATTATCACCATATATTTCATGAGCAATTGTATTAATAGTTGATGTTTTACCTGTACCTGGAGACCCATGGAATAATAAATGTGGTAATGCATTATTTAATAATAATTTTTTTATAGTTTTAATATTTTGGTCATGGCTTATAATATCATCTATAGATTTTGGTCTATATTTTTCAACCCAAGGTAAAAAATCATTCATAAATTAATAAATATTTTTTTGTTTAAATCTTACTCATAATAAAATAAACTAATCTTAAGAATTGTATATATTCATTACACCCTTTTATTAAATTATGGTCAATATCACACAATAAGTAAATTATTTTTGATTTTATATTATCTGAAAAATCAGAATTTATAATATAATTATGGAATAATAATATTTGATTTACTAATGAATAGCCTTCTATGTGTATATTATTAATAATCTTATCAACATTAGTAGTCTCTTTTTTTATAATACAATTAATTAATTGATTAAATATATCAGTACTAATAATTCCAGATATCTCTTTTAATAAATTCATATTTAATGTATTATTATAAATATTATAACATTTTTGTAGAAAGTTAATAGCTTTTCTTAAATCACCTCGTGATAATTCTATTATTTTTTTTAATAATTCACTATTATAATTTATATTTTCTTTGATACATATAAATTGTAATTTGTCTAATATACTTTCTTCACTAATTGGTTTAAAATGAAAAATAGCACATCTTGATATAATTGGGTCTATTATTTTTGTATGATAATTGCAAATTATACAAAATCTTGTTATTTTAGAATATTGTTCCATAATTCTTCTTAAAGCAAATTGTGAATCAGTTGTCATTGTATCTGCTTCATCTAATATTATAAATTTCCATGGAGGAAGATTATTATGAGTATTCATTAATTGTTTTGAGTACTTTTTTATTTTATCTCTAATAATATTAATACCTCTTTCATCTGATGCATTTAATTCAATTACACGATTCATTGAAATGTCTTGGTTAAATAGTTCTTTAGCAAGAGCAAGTATTGTGGATGTTTTTCCGGAACCAGAAGGTCCATAAAAAAGTAAGTGTGGTATTTTTTTTGTAATTAAAACATTTTTTAATGCATTAATAATTATATTCTGGGATGATACTTCTTCTAATTTAGAAGGTCTATATTTTTCAACCCATGAATGATTATTATTCATATAGTTAAAACTATTAATATATTCTTAAATAAAATATCTAAGTATAATTATAAATGACTGAAAATTATAATGATAAAGTATGGTATAAAAATCCATTTGTATTAATGAGCAATATGGATGAATTTATTCCAACTAATGATTTGTCAAGAATTGATAAGATTAATGCAATAACACGTTTTTCTATATATTACTCAATTATAATTATTATATGTAGGTTAGATTCAAAATGGTTAAGTGTGTCTGTAGTACTTATATTACTGTCTTTATTTTTAGGTTCAAAAGAATCATTTATAGATAATATATCAAATGTAAAAGATAATGATTGTTATCACCCCAAACCTAATAACCCATTTATGAATTTTACTTTATATGATAATATGAAGAATCCTAATAGAAAAGCTGCTTGTAATTATAGTAATGTTAAACAAGATATTCGAAATGCATACAAATCAAATATACATGCAGACGCATTAGATATTTGGGGTCGTAATATAACTGATAGGCAATTTTATACATTGCCTAGTACAACAGTTGTTAATGATCAAACTAAATTTGCAGAATGGGTATATAAAAGTACATTTGAGAATGGTGGTAATTGTAAAGAATCAGGTGAATCATGTTTATTAGCACTTGACCCTAGATATCAAAAAGGTCGTATAATAAATGTAGAATAAATATATAGTATAAATATAATGGATATTAAACCGAAAGAAAAATTTATAATAAAACAAGAATTAAGAAATTATAATATAAATTATGATGCAGATAATTCATTATTAAAACCATTGTTTAATTCTAAAGAAAAAAATAAAATAGAATTAAATAATGAAATTAATCCATCTAATTTTAATTTACAATATAATAGTATAAAATCTAATTTAGAAGATAAAACACAATTTTATTATATGAATCAATCAATTGGTGCGGGTAGAGGGTTTGGTGATTTAGAAGTATCTAATGAAATACATTTTGGTAATTCTTCTAGAGATGATAAACAAGAATGGAAACAATATAAAGAAGGTACAATAATAGATAGATTTGATTTTATAGATAAAAATATACAAAATCCAAAACACCTTGTAATGGATGATATACCAAGAGGAGGGGTATCAACTAGAAAACAATTTAATCTAGAAAATGATAATAAAACAAAAATAATTTTTAATTATTAATCGTTTCAGTTTTATATTTTATTTTATTATTTATAATGGATTCAAATAATAAAATAAAAAAATGTATAAAATCATATTTATGCGGGCGTAAATATATACAAAATGACAAAGATAAAAGTCTTGATTATTTTAGTAAGACAATATTAATATATAATGATATACTTATAGAAAATAATATTGATGAAAATAAAAAAATTATATTAGATGAAATATATGATAAAACAAATAAATATATAGCCAGATTAAAAGATAATTTATTTGATTTGATAGATAGGGGAGATATTAATAAAGTAAAAAAATATTATACTTTGGATGATTTTTATCAATACAATGAAGATGGTATTACACCAATGCATTATGCAATTAGAAATGGTGATACATTATTTTTAAAATATGCATTTTCATTAGGTATTGAAATAGATACTCCTGATAAACAAGAAGGTCATACATTATTAGAATATGCTTGTTTACTAGGCGACCCAAATATGATTAATTTTATGATATTAAATGGAGCTAATATAAAAAAACATCAAGAATTCAGAAATAATAAAAAATATTATAATCAAAATAAGCAGATTGATTATAACTTGATAATAAAGTATTTGTTAACTAATAATAATAAAGAATTAAATGAAAAATCATTATCTTTTGTTTTTGATTATATACAACCTAATGATAAGATAGGATTAGATAAAATACAAGTCAGTGAATTATTAACGTATATAGAAGATTTCTTATTAAAAATACCAGTATTAGCAAAACACAGTTTTATTAATATTTTAAAAGATGAACTTCATCATGATTTAATTAATAGTAATTTATGTCCAAGTAATAAATTAGAAATATTATTATATTGTATAGTCCCTTTTATGGATTTTCCTTTTAATTTATCATTAAGATGGCTGATACAATTAGAAATTAAATATTTATATCATAAATTAAATAGTAAAGAATTATTATTAGAAAATATAAATAATTCATATATAAAAAGTTATTTATTGCCTAATGATTTTATACAAAATTTAATCAGTAAATAAAAGTTTAAATTTTTTTCTAAATAATAATATATAAAATGAGTTTTAATAGATTAACATATGATAATTGTGCTTATTCTGCAACTGTTAAAGAGAGTGTAAGTTCATTAGATTACAATTTAAATTTAGCCAAATATGAAAATTGCAAATCATGTCCTGCTTGTAAATATAATACTAATTTAGCATTAGAAGCACGTGCAGATGTTGAAAATGAATTATTTGGGTTAGATAGACCTGGAACTAAATGCCCAGGTGATAAATATGACCCATCAAAAAAATATGAAAATCCTAAATATTCACCACCACAACTGTGCCAATCTATATATTATATAACACCTAATAATCTTGTTAAACCTACAACTAATCTATTAAATGAAAATAATTTAGGGATTAATTATTGCAAAAAATAAAAAATTGCAATTATTGTAATAAAAATAAAATAATAATATAAAAAAATAATCTAACATTTATATATAATACAGAATGTCATTTAATAGATTAACTTATGACCAATGTGCATATGATTTAAAAATGGATAGAAGCACACTTCCTGGAGATTATAGATTATATGGTTCATATGCTGAGAATTGTAATCAATGTTACGCAATGGATGGACCAGGAAATTCAAAATCTGATGTATCATTACCAAGAGATGCAAATGATTTAACCTACACAAATTTAGCAGATGTTGAAAATCAATTATCATGGAGAAGGAAGAAAGTCGATAATTGCAATGAACCTCCTGGTAAATTAGATGATAATATATTAAGAAATAAACCTGTTTGTAGTAATAAATTAATACCCCAAGATACTAGATTTACAAATCCTCTTAATGATTATCGTGGAATGAGTCTTACATCTTATATGGTTAATCCTTATTTACCTATAAATCTTCAATGTATGGTTCAAAATACAGATGATAAATATGGAATGAATTCCAGATTATATGTAAAAGATAATTGTACATATTATGATGATAAACCTATTGATCAAGATTCTATACTTCCACATCCTAAACAAAACCAAACACAAATAAGCCCAATAACAATTTATGCTGAGCAAACCAATAAAGGATATACAGTAACTTCTAATTGTATTAAGAATAATGTAATATCACAAGACTGTGTTGTTAATAAATAAAAAATTATAATTAAAAAAAATAAAATGTATCTAATAATATTATGTCAGGAATATTATTAAGCGCATTAGCATATTCAGGATTAAATAAAAATAAAAATATTGAGAAGAAAAATGATATTAAATACTCTACTAATATTAAAAAATCAATGGATAAAATAGAATATAATCAAGCTAAACAAAATTATAGAAAACCTGAATATTTAAATCAATTTGATGATTTAAGATTTGATAATATAGGAGAACCTGCAGGAGAAAATGATACCTATAACACTTTAATTGGATATAATGCATCCTTAAAAAGAGATTTACAAGCTAAAAATAATTTTTCTTTTTTTGATAGTAGTATGGATGGTACATATAATATAGTTTCAGATGATAAGTTTGTACATAATAATATGTATCCAAATACTAGACAAAGAGATGTTGATAAATCTGTAAATTTTTCACAAAGGAAAATGGAAACTTTTACAGGTAGTTCTAATAATATAACATTAAAAAATGAAAATAAACACTTATTTGACCCTGTTAAAAATCTATCTTATGTTTTTGGTAAACCTGTACATGATGATTTATTAAAACAAAGGTACTTGGTTTCTAATAAAAATAATATGGGTGATTTACCTTTTCAGGCTAAAGCAAAAGTATTACCAGGTATAGTTGGTGCTATACAGCAAGGACCATATGCAGTATATCGAATTAATCCTCCTACTATTGACCAATTAAGAATAGATGATAATAAAAAAATATCATATTTAAATAAACCATTAGAAACAATTAAGAAAGGTGAAAATAGAGGAACTGATTTTAATCTTACTAAATATAAATTACCTGATTTTAGAGAACAAAAATTTAGTGATTTAGTTGCAAATAAAGGTGTAAATGATAAAGAAAAACAAGATGGTATTTATACTAACATGAATTCACAAAGAGGTGAAAATGAATATTATCAACCTGGACCAAGTAATAATACTAATATAGGCGATGGGCCTAATCTAAATAAAACTAAATTTGAGAAAAGTAAGAAAGAATTATATCTCAATGATAATACTCACTCTCTTATAGATAATAATTATAAACCTGTTTTCACAAATGCAAAATCTTATGCAGTATGTGATAATCAAAGAGCGACTGTTAATACAAATTATCAAGGTGGTATACAACTAGCAACACATATCTATACAAATAAAACTGATAAAGCTAAACAAACAATAAAAGAAACAACATCCCATAACATAATAACAAACATAACACCTGACATACATGAATCTTATTCTAATATAACTGATAAAGCAAAACCTACAATAAAACAATCTACAATGCATAATATTGTATTTAATATTGTACCTAATTTCAATGAAACTTATTCAAATAAAACTGATACTGCAAAGCCTACTATAAAACAGTGCACATCACATAACATGGTAACTAATATTACACCAGATATATATGAATCATATTCAACAATCACAGATAACCTAAAACCAACAATAAAACAAGCTACATCACATAATATAATTACAAATATATCTCCCGATAGTTACGAAACATATGCAAATAAAACAGATAATGCAAAACCCACAATAAAACAATGTACATCTCATAATATTATAAGTAATATAACTCCAGATATATATGAAGGGTATTCTAATATTACTGATAATGCAAAAAACACACATAGACAAACAACTGAGACAACAAGTTATATAGGTGGGATTAATGATACTATTAATCACTCATCTTATGTAGAAAATGAAGATAATGCTAAACCAACTATAAAAGAGACAACTGTTATTATACCTCAACCTATAAGTAATATAAATATAGCAACATCTGGTATATATTCTAGAACAAAAGATAATATAGCAAAAGTAACTATTAAACAATCAACTATTAATAATAATTATAGAAGTAATATAAAATCAGATGTCAATGCACAAATATCACATGATGCTGCAAATAACATGACTCCTAATATTTGCAAAGAAGCTGTTGTTACATTTAATCGTCCTGCAAATGGTAAAGCAGATTTACATGGACCATATATTAATAGAGATAATGTTAAATATTCAGATACTATATTATATAGTTATGCTGGTAATCCTCATAAAAGATTAGACCACGGTATAACTCCCACGCTATCTAATAAACAAATAAAAGATATTAATATAATTAAAACAAATAGTAAACCTATAAATCAAACTGCATCATATTTTATAAATAGTAATTATATTAATACATTAAATAATAATCCTTATGTAAATGATATATATCATCAGAAAAACTATTAATAATTTATAAAACTATCAAGCCATTATCAATTTTCTTTTTAATATCTTTATAAATATTTAATATAAGTGTTTCATTCTTATCATCATCAATAATATTAATTTCATCTGCATGAGTAATAAGAATATTATTAATATAATCATATGCTTCTATAATATGTTCTCTATCTCTAGCACCAGTAATAATTATATTTCCTTTTAAGAAAATATAAATACTTACTTGTTTTTCTTCCATATTAAATTTAACTGGTGTATATTTTACAACAACGCACGCGCGAATACACGGTTCAAATGAACATTTAATATTTCTACTTTTAAGTATATTATATAATTTATCTCTATCTATTTTCATATTAACTTGATAATTTGAATTAATCATATCTATTTTAAAATTACTAATATTAATTGTTTCTGGATTTTCAATAAATTTAATTTCTACTATTTTATTATCTAAAATTTTAGCCTTTGATTCTCTTAATTTATGGATTAATTTATTTAATACAATATTAATATTTTTAACTGATTTACACCCAGACATTTGAACAGAACCATTTTTAAATAATTTTAAATTGATTCTTGGTTCATTATTTATATCTTCAGCAGAACCTTCATTAACTCTAATAACAACAGTTATTTGATTATAAAAATAATTAACGACTTTTGTTTTAATAGGTAGACTTATTTTTTTATTTCTCTTATTTTTTGTTTTTTGTGTTAATAATGAACGAATACTTGTAGTGCTTCTTTTAATAGTTATAATATCATCATCATTTAATTGTAAATATTGTTCAATATTATCAATATTTAATTCAGTATTTAGTTTACATGTTGCACACATTGTTGAAATACTTATACCACTTGGTAAATTATTAATTTCTTTTGATGAATCTAAAAATTCTTTAAATTCATTTTTTTGTTCAATATTGATTGGATTCATTACTAACTTTAAATGTTAGTCTATCTTTATATATTATTTTCAATATTTATTTTATAATATATAATAGTTTTTAGCAACGATAATACCATAATAAAATATATAAGAATTTTTCCTGAGTACTAATAATGGATTACACTAATATACCATATTCACCACAAAATAATATAAATTATATACAGAGAAATCTAAAACAAAAAACAATATTATTTATAAAAGGTAAAAGACACCTAACAAATAAACAAATTTATAAAATTAAAGTATATAAAAGTATAAAAAATGTTTAATTAATATATTAGTTATTATAATGCCTACTGTTAATCAGACTTTAAAAAACTTGTGTAAACAACAACAAGAACAAGAAAGAAAAATAGTTGTTACTTCTATAAATAATAATAATAATTTTTTTAAACAACAACCAATATATCATATGCCATTATATCATATGCCATTAGAAAATCCTGTTGTGATGCCACCATCTGATAAAAGAGAAAAAATATCAAATGAAGACCAAGTTAGAGCTACAGCAGTACAAATATATAGAAAACAACTAGATGAATTAATAAATGAAAAACCACAATTAACACCTATAGTACAATCCTATATAACTAATTTATCTAATAATAGGGAAATTTTTACATCTGAAGAATTTGAATATATACCAAGATTATCAGAACATCAACAATTAAATGAATTTAAAGAAACATTAATCTTTGCATCTTTCAATATTAATAAAATGTCTGATACAAATAAACATGAATTTATAAATTTTATAAAAGATAGAATGTATAAACATTTACGTACACCTTGTATTTGGATAGTATTTAAGACTGAGTGGTTAAACGACTATAGTATGTGCTTTTTAATCTATAGAAAAAATACATATGAAATAACAAGTATTAGTTTTGTAAAAGAAATCAAGACTTTATTCCCAACACCAAAATTAAAAAAAATAAAGATAAGTTATTTCTGTAATTATATAGACCAAAAAAAAGATGAAGCTGTAGATATGCTTGCAAAATTATATCCTTATAAAGGACTGGGAAATCAATTAATGGATAAACTCCAAGCAAGATTAAAACTAATTACAGAAAATGAGTTAGGCAATGATGCTAAAATAAAATTAGAATTAGCTTCAACGTTTAGGGGAGAAAGATTTTATAAAAAAAAAGGTTTTAAGCAAGAAGATTATAATGGTTATTTTACTAAAACTTATAAAAAATATCTTAAATATAAAGATAAATATATGAAATTAAAAAATCTCATGTCTAAAAATTAAAGAAGCTAATATGGTGTATATCATTGTATTATATAAAATCATAGTAAAATCAAGATAATTATCTTTATCATTTTGTGTTAAATAATCTGCGAATAATTCATCATCAATACTAATATAAGACATTATATATAATAATATAGCAATTTCTTAAATCAAATAGGTTTAAGAAATTATTTTCTTCATTATAAATAATGGTCTGTAATAAAAAAGTCAAATTTACCAATAATGCTAATAATATAGAGTTGTGTAATATACATGCGAAACAAACTTATAAGAATATTATAAAAGATAAAGCATTAAAATCTTTCAAAATAAAAAACTCTAATACATTAAATTTTGATAGTGTAAAATTAAAACTAATTGAAGAATTAGAATCTAAAAAAAATCTTTTAACCGCAAATGCAGTTGTTATTGAAAATCAACCATCTTTTAAAAATCCAAGAATGAAATCTATTGCTAATACTATTTATGATTATTATTTAATTCGCGGTGTTGTTGATAAAAATACAACTAAATCAAATATAACACAAGTTAAATTTATGTCACCTTCTAATAAATTAAAACTTGCAGATGATGGAGATACTAAAGAACTTATTAAAGTAAAAGCAACTGATGAAACAAAATCATATAAACTGACGAAAAGCCTTGGAATAAAATATTGCACAGAAATGATTAAACATTTGCCTGAATGGACTAAACAATTTAATAGCAATAAAAAGAAAGATGATTTGGCTGATGCATTTCTACAAGGTGTTTATTTTATTTCTAATAATTTGAATAATTCTAACGATACTGTTTTATCTTTTGATGTAGGAGTTGTGCATTTAGCTTTTTGTTTATTAAAAAGAGATAAAACTACTATTAATGGAAAAGATATATATACATGGAATATTTTGGATTGGAATAATATTGATTTGACTGATAGGAGTGAACAAACATGCTATTGTGGTAAAAAAGCTAGCTTGACCAATACTATTAATAATATTACTAAATATTATTGTAAAATACATTCTAAACAAATTAAAATTGTAAATGAACCCTTTGAACATTATTTTAAAGAAACAAATAATAATTCTACGTGTTCACATTAAAATTATTTTTTTGTTCTAGTTAGTCCCATAGTTGTTTCTAAATTCATTAAATTAGTTGTCATAGGTTTTACTCTTTTTAATTGTAATTCAGAATCAATTTCAGAATATAATTTATTTAACTTTCCAATTGGAACATTTGGTGTTTTATTAATCTTATATGATTCTTCAATTTGCATTTGTCTAGATATTAGTGGAGGATGTAATACTAAATACTCTTTAGCATTAAATATAAAATTATTTCTAAATTCTTCTATTGATAAATTTCCACCATAATCAGTTAAAATTAACCATGATGCAGCTGGTTTAATATCAACATATTTATTATAAGTTTGAAAATATAATAAATTTAATAAAGAACATCTTTTCCATAATAAACTATCATTTATATTTAAATTATAACTTTTAGCACAATTAAATGAACAAAAATTACCAATACAAAAGAATGTATTATTATGATATTCTTCTGGTAGTTGTATAGATGGTGTTGTAAAACTATAATGACACCACCAACATTTTGTTGTAGATATTATATTAATATTATGAATTAATATTTTATTTATATTAATATAATTTTTTTTTGTATCCTGATTTACTAAATTGTCATTAACAATTGCAATATCTTCATAACATGATTCAGTTGTTAATTTATTTTGTTTATTTTTTATATTACTAATTTCCTTATCTATAGTTGGTTTAATAAAATAAGATTTGATACTAGGAACATTATTAATATCATTCATCGTAATTGGCAGATGTAATATAATATTTTCATCTTCACTTTTATTTTCATTTTGAACATCGTTTATTATTGTATTTATCATTATTTTATTCTTAGGTTTTCGTCCACGTTTCTTCTTAACATACTCGGTCATTATTAAATTAATGATAGTGTTTCTTTAAATTAGTAAGAGAATACTTTATATAGATTACATTATAGAAATATTTGCTTTTTTAGGCTTTTTTTTAGACTCAGAATAAGTGCTATCAGATACAATTCTATCATTATTAATAGACTCATCTTGTGTATCTGTATTATTTACTTTAGATGCTTGTAAATTATGAATTCTACTTAAAATATCTTTAACATTATCAGGAGCTTTTATTTGAACATTTGTTTTAGGTGATGGTAAATGTGGTTTCATATTAGCAGGCATTGGCTGACGTGGTGGTTGTTGTTGTTGTGGTTGTTGTTGCTGTGGTTGTTGTTGTTGTTGTTGTGGTTGTTGTTGTTGCGGTTGCGGTTGATGAGGTGGTTGTTGTTTTTGATTATTTTTTAGTTCATTCCTTAATTTTTCTATATTCAATTCTTGTTCGGTCATAAACTGTGAGGTTTCTTTTTTATTATTCATTAAATTACCTAAAATATTACTTCCCATGCCTAATTTAGTTGTATTAGATTGTGATTTTGTAAAATGGAATGCTGAAGCAGATGCCACAATCAATAGTAATAATTTAATTTCAGGAGGCATTTTTTTACCGGTTCCTTTATATTTTTCATATAAATCTTCTAATACATCATCATAAGAATCAATATCATATGATAAATGTTCAGACCAACCAGATAAATGAAAGTCAAAAGGGTCATATTTTTCATTTACAAATTCAACTGCTGAAGTAACATTTAATAATATATTTTTATAGAGTTTAATTCCATTTCTTTTTTCTGCAAAACTTTTTAGTAAATCATACTCATATTGCATTTCTTCAATTGATGAATTAAAATCATATTCTTTTGATAGTTTATATCCTCTAGATTTAATTTCACTTAAACGCCTTAATAATTCTATTTTTTTCATTCTAGTTTCTTGAGCTGATATAACAGGTGGTTTTTCTTCTACTTTAGGAAATATTGGAATATTAGAATTATTTCGTGGTGGTGAATAATGAACACTATTTTTTCTGGAAGAGTTGCGTGGTGAATTATTTTTAGATGATGATTTAGGTGTGGTCCTTTTAGAACTATTAGAACTTTTATCAGAATCAACTTCACTAATATCATCTAACTCTGAAGTTTCACTATTAACAGGGTCTTTTTCAATAACTTTATTAGTATTACCAATCATATTGAAATATAAATCTGTATCAGTACTTTGTGGTTTTTTAAATTCTAAGAGTTTGTCATCACGCTTTACAGATGTTTCTGAGTCAGACATTATATAAATATAAATATTCTTTTCTTTAATTCAACGCATTATATAGGTTATATAAGACCTAAAAAATAGAAGATTTAGTATAATAATTTTTAAATTAATATTTAGAAATTATTATCTAGCATTTATAAATATAAAATGAATTATTGTTCATTAAAAGATGCTTGGAGTAATAATAATTATATAAGTAAACAATTTAAAGAATACATGAACCCTTATTTATTAGACAAGAATTTAGACAAGAATATAGAAAAATTTACAAATGAAGAAAATGGTAGTACAAGAGAAGAACGAATATGTACAAATATTGATTGTAATGACATTATTAATCATATAAAAAAATGTAAAAGATGTTATAAAAAAATTAAACATTTAATGAAACCTAATAGCTTAGTTAATTTAGATAATTTAATAAATGATAATAAAGATACTATAATTATTATATTAATAGGTATATCAATTATATTATTTTTTAATTTAATTAATAACATTACAAAATAATTAATTTTATTTTTTTGGAAACCATTCAATTAATAATTTATTAGGTAAATAATATTCTACTTTAAAACCATTCTTCTTTAATTTATGTTTTATATATGTTATTGCTTCATTTATTGAATAAAGAGGGATACCTAAAATAAATTCAGGTACTTCATATAAAATATAATAATCATTTATACTATTTGCTACATAAATTTTTTGTTCAATCTTTTTATATATTTTTTTAAATGTTGATTTTTTTTTATCATTTCGTTCATTTTGCTCTTTTATTAAATCTAAAGCTTTTACCATAATTATATTATATTTAAAGATATTAATTTTATGATTAATTAATGGATATTGTAAATAGCCAATATAATATTATAGATACATTATGTATTAGCGGAGGTGGTTTAAAAGGTATCTCATTTTATGGTGCTTTATATCATCTATTAAATGTTAAATATATAAATTTAGATGATATAAATATATATGTTGGTTCATCTATAGGGTCAATAATTGCATTATTATTTGTTCTAGGGTATAATATAGATGAAATGCATGATTTTATATTAAATTTCGACTTTACAATTCTAGAACCTAATATAGAGTGTGATAATATTTTTACAAATTATGGTTTTAGTAGTAATGATAAGATTATATTAACAATGGAACATTTTATTAAAATAAAATTTGATAATTCTAATATAACTTTTTTAGAATTATATAAATTAACTAATAAAAAATTAATTATGACAGGAACTAATATTACAGACATGAAATTAGAATATTTTGATTATATTAATACTCCACAAATGACTGTTATTGATGGAATAAGAATATCAACTTGTATTCCTATAATTTTTTCCCCAATTAAATATAATGATAAATATTATATCGATGGAGCAGTATCTGCTAATCTTCCTATTGATATTTGTAATAAGAATACAACATTAGGTATAATTGCAAAATCAACTAATATACATATAGACTCTATTATTTCTGTATTTTATGCAACTGTTAATATATTAGTTAATACACAATTAAAACATGAAGATTATAATATACTTACTATTAAAGATAAACATTATACTATTGCAAATTTTAATTTAGATAAAGAGATGAAAGAAAAATTATTTATTGAAGGTATCGAAACAGCTAAAATGCATATTAGTAAAAAAATTATTAATAATAATAAAGAAACACAAACTGAAATTAATAATGATATTATTAAGATTGACATAAATATTAATTTATAATTTTTTTTTATCAATATGAAATTTAGGATTTGAATATTCTTCGCTATTCTGTTTATAATCATTCAATTTTTCTTTCATAGTTTTATTAGTATTATCTTTTATTATAGGTAATAATGCAAATGCTCTATCTAAACTTGAAAAACTATTAGTTGTAATTGTATCATCTAAATATAATTTCTCTATATGATTTAATGTAACATATGAGTCACCTGTATAAGTTGTTAATTCATTAACATTATCATTATAAACAATCATTTGGTCTTTAAATTTACCATTTTGTTTATATTCATTAAATTTAGTATTAAAATCATTTGTTGTTTTAATATCTTCTTTATCTATATTAATATTATTCCTTGTTGATAATAGTTTGTTATATTTATCCATTGTAGATATATTATCACTAATATTACATTTTATACTATGTGTTTTATTTAATAATTCAATTTTATTATTAAATTCTTTAATAGTTTCACTATCTAATTGTTTTTTATCTCCTTTACCTAATTTACTAAATCCACCTTTCAACTCATTAAAATTATCTATTTTTGCTTCTAAAAATTTGTCATACTTTATTCTAGACTCTTTATTTAATAATATTTGATTTGATAAAATAATATGATAATATATATCTTCTTCTAATTTAGAATTTTTATCAGGATGAAAAGTTTTAATTAATTTTATAAAACTTTTTCTTATCTTACTTTCATCCGATTCAGATTTTACATTTAATATTTCATATAAATTATATTTTAATGTATTAAAATCTAATTCTATCTTTGACATTTTATATTATAATAATTAATATTTTTATAATTATTAAAATATGCGTCTATTATAATGAGTGATATATCTAAAAAAATAGAAGCTGGATTTATGTTGGCATCTTATTTAGAAACACTTGGATTTAGAAATGGTATATGGGAATTTAATTATGGATATAAATTAGATAATATTAATTTAGTTAATAAAGTGTGGTTAGATATGATTCTAGATTTTTTTTCATTAGGTGGATTTACTTCAATAGATATAAGCAAATGGAATGCATCTGATGATACAATCTTATTAATGGCAACTGCAGATGCTATTATTAATAAAACTTCTTATAGAGAAGAATATTTAAATGTGTTATCATCATTAGAAAAAGAAAAAAGATATAGTGGTTTGAATACTTTAAATTCATTAAATTTATTAAAAAGTAAGAATAGTATTCCAAGTAATAAAAACATGGGTGGAAATGGAGCTGCAATGAGAACAGGACCTATTGGAATTAAATGGCATAATAATGAAGAAAAAATTATTGAAGAATCAATTAAAGCATCTATATTAACTCATAATTATTATATAGGTTATATGGGAGGTGTTGTTTCTGCATTATTTAGTGCTTATGCATTAAATAATATAGAACCTAAATTATGGGTAGATAAATTATTAAAACTTCACGATAATAAAATATTACATAAATATTATCCAAAAGACCATGATATAAAATTATTAGATAATTATATAAATTATTGGAAAAGATATAATGAATTTAAATTAAAAAAACGGGGTGTAAAGGAATATATTCCTAGTAATAAACATCTGAATTTTTTAATGAGTTTTAATCCAACTGAAAGAATACAAGAATATATTAAAAATAAAGAATTATTAATTAATAAAGATGATATCATATGGAATAATATGGGAATAACTGGATTAGATTGTTGTATTTATGCTTATGATTGTTTATTAAATTCTTATATTGATGGTAAGTATTCATGGGAAAATTTTATGATTAATGTTGCACTACATATTGGTGATAATGATACAACTGGATGTATTGGTGGTTTTTGGTTTGGATTATTATTAGGATATGAAAATATTATTGATAAAAGTAAAATGACACAATTAGAATTTTATGATAAATTATTATATATTTCTAAAAAAATTATATCATAAATCTTGTACATGATTATATAATGCAACTGCTGTTCTTTCACCATTATATGCCTTATGACCTTGATTATTTTCTATAACAACATAAGGATAACCTTCAACTTTGTATTTTTTAGTTAAAGCTTTTAAGTTTACATCATTTTCAATATCATCACATTTAATATCTTTTACTTCATACTCATCTTTATTATTTAAACTATTTATCATCTTCTCAAATTTATTCCACTCTGGTTGAAATTTTTTCGACCAACCACACCATTTTGTATTAAAATTATATACTTTTATTTTCCTATCGCTGGTAAAATTTTCTCTAGTATTATTCGTATAAACATAATAAGAAACTACAATAACACTTAAAATAATACCTAATGAAATATCGCATATTTTAACATTTGAATATTTTAAAGTATATAGTATTATACAAAATATTAAAAACATAACCCACATAGGACACATTATATTTAGAAAGAAAATAAAAAATTATTTAATAAAAAATATTTAAAAATTTTTCTAAAGTAATATATATAAATGAGCTTAACTTTTAATACTGTAAATCCTGCTGACCCTGCTGAGTTCCTTGATGGTATTGCTACTTCTACAACTGGAACCCAAGTTAAAGATTGGCGTATGAAGTATTTTATTCATGTAACAACTAATAATATTGTGAATAGAAAGAGGGTTGCAAATGATAAGTCTGAGATTACACTTGCTGACTTTGCTGGTCGTGGTATTCCAGGTGGTTTAACTCAAGAATTTAATGATGTAAATCCTATTAAAGGACAAAATTACAATGACGAGGTTAATGATTTTGTTAACCTATTACGGTCTATTAAAGATCGTAATACCATGTTTCCAGCTGCTGGTCCTGTTATTACTAATAGATTAAATAATTTATTAGCTAAATTACAAGGTGTAAATACACAAGATGCTCAAGTAGGCAGATGCGTAGTGCAATTTTTACTTAAAGATGAAGGGTCTTCAGCTGCTAATAATGCTGCTTTTGACAATTTATTTGTTCAACCAAATGGAACCGCAAGCGCAGGACTTTATGTAGACCCTGTTACTAGAGCAGTTGGTTTTCCTATTAATACTGTTAAATGGAGATATAACACTCTTAAAGAAGATGCAGAGACTCTTGTTAAAAAAGAATCACTCGACTTTGGTTCTCTGTTTAATTCAGGTGTATCAGCTGCTCCTGTTAGAAATTTAGGTTTTGACTTTGTAAATTCTAATGGTAAGTTAGTAAAGAAATATTCTGATGGTCGCCCAGAAGAAAACTATGACTTAGATACAATGGTTCGTATGTCTAAAAAAATAGAAGGTGAAACCTGCAAAGCTTTAGGTCTAAATAATCCTGGAGAGTGTAATAATTTCTTTGCTAAATGCCAAAAAGATAGCATTGATGAATGCAATACTTTTATGGCAGGATTAAATCAAGCAGGATTCTTAAATCTTGTAAAAAACTTAAAACACGTAGACCCTCTCCATGTTAACTGGGTTGTTAAGAAGTTTGCTTGGCCTGATTATGTAAAGAATGGTGTTAGATTATTAAAATCTACTAATGCTTGGTTAAACCCAAACAATTATAATGATAAGACTGAAGCTGCTTTAATGAAGAAAATTAGAACTAATACCAATCTTGTGGCTTTCTTTGATGCTGTCAAAGCAACTACAGATGCTTTCCCTGCTATATTAAATCCTAACTATACTGGTTCAGGTGTTGCTAACCCTTTTGCTACCCAAGTTGCTAAATCAAAAGCTGGTAAATTTGGCTTAAAAGCATTTATGACTCAAAATGCACTCAGTTTATCTGAATTCAAAGTAGCATTTTTAAAAGCTCAAAATATGACTAATAATAACATGACTAACCTTGCTACTGCATTAGGTATTCGTGTATTACTACCTTCAACTTTCTTAGTAGGTCAAACAGGAGGTGCTACTGCAGTCGAAGCTTACATGAACAGATTAGATGATGGTACTGGGTTTGTTCCTTCTGCTGAATATACTCAATCATTATGGAGTAATTTAATGGATAACTTACGTAATCGTTATTCAATGGACGTATCTGCCATTGATAATGATGTTTCTAATTACCTTACAAACTTAAAAGATTATGAAAGTCGTGTTCACAAAGCAATTGCTTATGTTAAAGTCTTCACTGATAGATTAGCAGAAGATGACGTTAATGGTTATCACAATGTTCCTTACAAATTAACACGTGATGTATTAGAAGAACTTACAACTGTTCGTGACAAACTTGTTTCAAAAACTTCCAACAAAAATAACAATTTCTTCAAGAACCTTTTCGAGTTATTAGATAGACTTGAAAAGAAACTTGATGGAAAAAATTAAATAAATTAAAAATAATTTATTATTTATTTATAAAGCTAAAATCTAAACTAATAATAATGGGATTAGGACTATTATTATTAGCTTCTGTAGGAAAAGAAAATTTATATATATCAGCGCAACCAGAAATAACATTTTTTAAGATTGCATATAAAAGATATACAAACTATTCAATTGAACCTACTCCACAATATTTTAAAACAACTCCTGATTTTGGACGGAGATGCACAGTAAATATAAGTAAAAATGCTGATTTACTAGGTCAAACATATTTATATGTTGAATTACCAGATATTATACCACCTATACCTTCTAATCCCATATTGCAAAATATAAAGAAAATGGCTTGGGTTAATAAAATAGGAATTTCATTAATTAATTTTATTGAATTTGATATTGGAGGTGTTACTGTTGATAGGCATTATGCAGATTGGCTTAATATATGGCAAGAGTTAACTAATAAAAAAGGTAATAATAATGGTTATAATAAAATGATTGGTAATATAGACATATTAACTAAATATGATAATAATAAAAGTAGTTATATATTATATATACCATTTTCTTTTTGGTTTTGCTTAGATTATGGATTAGCCTTACCACTACTAGCATTATTTAATAATGATATTAAAATCCATGTGGATTTTAATGATATATCAAAATGTTATAACCAAACACCAGACCATTATATAAATATTAATGAGGATTTTTCTTTGTTTAATTATAATGAGATAATTAAACAAAATGTTAATGGTAATATTGCTCTTGGAAGATTTATTTATTACGATGTAATTAGTAAAAACTTGTATTATACAGCTATTAAAAGTAGTTTTTTAATACCAAATACTAATAATGATATTAGTTATATAATAACTGGTAGAGATACTAATTATAAAATAAATATAGCATCAGGAACATATATTTATAAAGATGAAGATTATTTTAAATACATGTCACCATCTATTAATACTGCTTATTTATTATCAAATTATATATTTTTAGATAATACAGAAAGAATTTATTTTATGAAAAATAGTCATGATTATATTGTACCAGTAATCCAGAATTTACCAATACAAACTGTAAATTCTCTTAATGTAAAATATAAATTATCTTTATTTAATCCATGTAAATTATTAATTTGGCATTGTGTTCTTCAATCTAATAATAATATCAATGATTCTTATAATTATTCAACCACACCATATACTATAGAACACGAAGACATAATTATTAATCATAAGGTTATAATAAACTCAGTTGAAACTATACAATTATATACACCTGAATATTATACCCTTTTACCTAAATATCAATATAATATAGAAAGTACTAATAAGTGCATTTACATGTATTCATTTTGTTTAAATCCATTAAGCACTGTTCCATCTGGTACAATTAATTTTAGTAGAATAGATGATGCATATCTACAACTAACAATGAATAAAATAATTAGTTATCAGAATCCTGCTATATTACGTGGTTATAGTGTATTTTATAGTATATTTAGAGTTGATAAAGGAATTGGCGGATTATTGTTTAATTCTTAATTAAATATTATTACCAAGCTAATGAACCAATACCACTTATTATTCTTAATATATTATATTCTCTAACAATAGGTGTAATTAAATATGGTTGTTTTAATACATTATTATTTGATGTAATTTTAAATATAACACTATCATAATGCGTAAAATTTAAGTGTCCAGATGGTTGTTTTTCTAAAGGGAATAATGAAAATGTGTATGCATAATATCCAGTTGGCAATGTAGTATTAAACTTATTATAAGGGACAACATTTGTAAAATATTGCGAATCTCTAGGTGCAAATAGTTCTACTCCATTTACATAAAATGTCATACTATCAATTGGAGATATCTCATTTATAGTTTGACTATTATTATATAGGTATTTTAAATAATAAAATAATGTTTCTTTTTGAATATTAACTAGTTTACCATTAGATTTTTTTTCTACTATAGGTGGATTAGGACAGTATTTATCAATAAAATACATTAAAAATCTTGGTTTATAAGTTGAGAAATGTAATACTAAATCATTATATCTAATATCAGGACTATTTATAATCTCATTATCTATTTTTTCTAATATATCAAAATCATTAATAAAATTATATTGATTACTATCTGTATAATATCCATTCTTTATAAATAATGCATAATATTTAGAAGTATCTATATATCTTTGATACCTTTCATCATAATTATTAATAATTTCTTGATATGCATTTATTTTATTATTAATAGGATTCGTTATTAATATAATATCTTTAATTAAACCATTTAAATTATAAGGTGTTAAACTATCTATAGATGTGATTAATTTAGGAGTATATGTTTTATATATATTTATCATGTATTCATGACTAAATGTACCAAATAACTTTCTTTCTTCAGTATCTAATAATATAGTATCAGATGATAATGAAATTTTAATTGTTGGTATATTACTAAATTTATAATTATTTGTAGATAAGTCATTACTTATAATACTAGTCATATCTTTTAATTTGTATCTTATACTTATTTTACTATTTGGTAAGGCAATTAAAGGTATACTTTGTCCTGCATCATAATTAAACCAAAAATTTAATGGGATATTTAATTCCCAGGATTCTGGTCTATTTCTTGGTATTATCTTGTTAATTTGTATTATTTTATTTGTAGTTATTTTTCGGTAAGATTTTTGTTCATTTGATACACCTTTTATATAAGGTGCTATATTTATTACAATATTCGTATCATTTTCTATCATATTTATTGTAGATGCTTGACTTTGTGTCATAATTGGCAATGGTAATTTTATTGGTACTGATGATATTATTGTTGTAGTATTTTCAATATTATCCTTAATACTACCTGCTTGTGTAAAATTTACTAGATTATCTAATTGTTTTTGTTTTGCAACAGAAGAGTATAAATAATAATCAGAACTAAATGTATATTCATTTAATTCTTCTATAATTTGGTCATCTATATATAATCTAATATATTCAAATATATTTTTAGGGTTTGCTAATATAGGTGTTTCTATTATATTAGTTATAGTTTGTTGATTATTTTTAACACTATTATTTATTTGTTTTTTATTACTTGTATTGATTATTTTATATTTAGGGTGACTAATAATATAATATGTGTAATTTGAGTAAAGTGATAAATTATTATAATTAGTTATTGAATTATTAGAAGCATATACAATTACACTATTATTATTAAACTGATGGGATATATTAAAATTATTGACACTATTTTGATAAAATATTAATGAAATATTATTATAATAAAATGGTATCGTATTAGATATTTGCACATTATTTAATACATATATTATAATACTATAATATACATTTGTATCTAATAGTTGCGGAGATGAAAATATTAAACTATTATATTTATCAATACTTATAATATTACATTTAATATTTAATAAAGGTATTATTAAATATGGTATTATATTTTGTAAATTATTATTTAATAAATTATTATTAATAAACAATTTTTTTATAAAATCTGTCAAGTGACTTTGTGGGATATTAAAATAATACATGTACTGTGAACATAATGTCGTATCTATATTACTAATAGGTACAACTAAAATATTATTATTTGATATATATTCTTGTTTATTTTTATAATTTATTAGTAATTTAATATATTCTTCAGGTTGTAATATTTTGTCATTTAATATAGTATAACTGATTAATGTTAATTGTAATCTAGTATTTATTATATTTGTACTAGTAAATGTTATAGAATTATTATTTATTATAAGGTTATCAATCATGTTCGTTATCCCATTTGATTCAGTTATAAAATATTTTTGATTTTGATTTTGATTTAATATATTTAGATTTGGTGGTATTGGTGTTATGCTATAAGTATTATTTATTAATTTTGTAATTTTATAAGTATTATTTTTTAGATAGCCATCATATTTTATAATATAAGGATTATTATATATTTTAGATAAATCATAACTGTATCTAGTAATTGTTATAGGACATAATTGATTAATATACATGTCTGATATAAATGATATAGTTTCATCTGAATTTCTCACAAGATTACTTATAAATAGTTGATTTATTGATTTATTATCATTTATATCTATTTTTATATCTGTATAGGATATAGTATAAGTACTTTTATTATCTATAATAAATGTTGATATTTTATTTGATATTTTAATAAGCCACTTGTTATTGAATTGTGTAATAGTAAAATTATTGATTATAATAGTATTATCAGTATTAGTAGTATTTAAATAATCAATAAAATTATTATTAGTTATAGGATTATAACCATTTAATATTGGTAATATAGTATCATATATAGGCATGTCTTCTGTAGAATCTATCACTTTATCTAATAGTTTATCTAAATAAAATGTCTTGTTAATTAAAGTTATTATTTGTTCATTATTATCTGAATCTGATAATATATATGTGTTAAAAGAATTATCATTTAGATTATTTATAATGTATTTATATTTAATATAAGAGTCACTATTTATAATATTATATTCTTTTGTATTTATTTGTATAATAGATTGTATTGTTATTGGTTGTGTTACTGTTGCTGCTAAAGTATAATATATAGTTAATTTATTATTTATATTATCATAACATACACTTTTTAAATTATAATTAGATGTATTGCTTATTATATTTTCTCCAATTTTAATTATAATATTATTATTAATAATACCAGAATCTAATTTATCATATAAAATAATAGTTAATCCATAATAAACTGCTACAGAACTATAAGATAATGTATCTGAAATAGTATTTGGAGACACGTATACTAGATTATTAGTTAGTAGTATTGGTTTAGTTTTATTTTTATAAGTTAAAATACCATTTAATGTATTCACATTAACTAAATTAATATCGCCAAATATTTGAGGTGTACTTGATTTATATTGCAAATATAAATTATTAATTGTTAAATTAGTTTCTAAATCGGTAAATTTAGTAATTTGTGTATTTTGATTTAGTATAGTATCATTATATATAAAAAAAGTACAATTAGTATTATCTAAGATTTTATTATTATTTACATCATTAATTATATTATTATATTTATCATATATAATTGGTATATAATTAATATTATTAATATAACATAAATAATTAGAAATATAATAATTACCACTTACTGTATTTATATATATATCACTTTTATTATTATTGTTTGTGTTTATAATCGTATTTCTAATATTACTATAATTATTTATTGAATTTATTTGCTGTATTTCTTGTTCTCCTAAATTGTCTGTATATATTAATAAAGTTATATTTTCTATTTCTTTTTGATTATTAATAAATATTAAATTTTGATTATCAATATTAGGTTTAGTAATTAAAGCTATATCTGATTTAAATATAGAATTAATTGTAGTATATTGTATGTTTATATCATTTGATTCATATAAAGTTGTTGATTGTTCTTGATATATATTAAAATATAACCATAATATATTATTATTATATAAATAAATATCAGCCAGTATAATATTTGACAGACCATTTAACTTAAATCTATTTAAAATAATTGAGTTATTATCATGATTAGTATATGATTGATTTATAAATTCTTCTGATAAAATACATTCATAAATATTTGTATATTTATAATTATATGGTGAAATTATTAGTTTTCCATAAGGTTCTGCAATATTTTCTATCGATGATTCAATGAATAATACAATATTATAGTTATTATTTTGTTGAATATTATTTATTGATTTTATAAATATATTAGTATCTTCATCTAAATACATACGAATACCTGCATTATTATTTTTTAATATACATGGTGAATTATATGTAATTAAAAACTTTACAAAATTCTGATATTGTTCATAAAATTGTAAAATATATTTATCTTGTATATTTGTACGTGTAATAGATTTTATTATTACATTATATCTTAATTCAAACAAATTTTTGTTTGTAGTACTTAAATTTATAGAGGGTGGTATGATGACAGTAAATATATAATTATCTATAATCCTTTCAATAAATAATTGTGTTCCTGAATAATATATTTCACTTATACCTTGTATATTTTCTAGAAATAATTTTATTTGATATAATCGTCCTAATAATTTTGGAGCTATATTATATTGTTTTATTTGATTAACTCTAATTAAGTCTGTAGATTTTAAATTATAATATGATTTGAATATTAATTCATTTGAATATATTGTATTAATTGTTACTGGATTAATATTTCCTATAAGATTACCATTATAATAAGACAAAGTATAACCACAATCAGACCTTATTATATTATTATTAAAAACTATTTTAAAATCATATAATATATTTATATTTTGTAATGTTTTATTTATAACATTAATCGGATTATCATTATATAAATTTACTGATGAAAGTGAATTACTAGTATAATTACTTAAACTATATAATCCAGTGTATTTAATTTGCATATCATTAGTAAAACTTATATATGATAATATATTTATATTATTTATAAATTTACTAGTATCATTAATAGTTGTTAAAATATTAGCATTATTAAATTTATATTGTGAATCAATTAAAGACATTAGATATTTAACTGGTTCATAATTATATACATCTAATGATGTTTTATTCATGTAATTAATATAATCAGTACCAAGATTATTAAGATATGCTAATAAAGTATTAATATTAACACCAAAATAAATATCTTGGATATTATTATTTATAAAATTATTTATTTGTTTTTGTAAATCATTAAAATTAGTAGTACTGCGGTATACCACATTATCATTTATATTATATGTAAATTCATTACTAATATAAGGACTACTAGTATTATTAAATAAAATTTCTTTACCATTAAAAAATATATTATTTGTTGGTAGGTTATTATTAGGTCCATTAAATTTAATATTGGTTGATTTGATATCATCATAGTATGCATAATTATAATTTTTTATAATTAAATAACTATTTATATAATATTGAACATTTTTAAAAAAATCAATATTATTAATCCATCTATTTATTATATTATCATTATAAAACATATCATTTTCTATTTGTTTTAATATTTTATATTTAGTATAATTATTAGATAATTGAATATTACTTAAAAATGTTGTTAAACTTGCAATTTCATTATTAGTTAAAATAGATATATTAGGATAAAGATTATTTTGCGATATATTATTATCAACAGAATCATATTTTAATGCATATTTTCCTCCTATAATAGATTGATTAACTTGTGTAAATCTTGAGTAACTATTAACTAGCGACCAACTTGTAATAAAAGGTTTTACATAATTAACAATATCATTAAGATTAATATTTATATTAGTTTGGAGTTTGTTATTTAATTTTTCAACAGTAGAATAGAATTTAAAATTATCAAAGATAATATTATTATCAATATTATTAGAACAAAGTATAGGAATTATATCATAACCATTATAATCTAAATTTAAATTATTAATAGTATTATTTATTTCTATCTGATTAAAAATACTATTATCTATTATTAAATTTCTAATAATTTTAGTGTTTATATTGTAAACATGGTATCCAACCATTAAATTAATATGATTGTCAAGTATATCACCATAATCATAATAATTATATATTATTTTATCAGATAATTGTATATCATTATTTCCTGTTTTATATAATTGAATATTAAATATATTATATTCATTAAATATATTAGTATTCATTAATAAAGTATCATTATGGTTAATAAATTGATTCTTCCATATATTGTTTTGTACAATTGATTTAATATAATTAGTGTGTTTTATATATATTGTATTTAAATTTGTCAAATATATATTTGATGATATTGTATATACACAAAATTGTGGTGAACTAGATAAATTTGATACATTGGAAAGTTTAATATTATATGATATTACATCTGTAGGATTTAGATAAATACTAGAATTTTTTGATAAATCCAGTAATATTATTTCATTTTGATTATTAGGATTTATTATTATAAAATCTTGTGTATATGTATTAGTTTTGTCATCATAACCTGGTAAATCATATTTAGTTACTGCATATTCTGTGATTAATTCGATTTTGTTCGTATTTTCAGTAAATAATTTATTTACAACTTGAATATTATTACACCCAAATGTAAATTCATTTTTATTATTAATATGAATTAATATTAATTTATCTAAATAAAATGTAGAATTATAATTGTATATATTACCAGTGCAATATAATAAATTATAAGGATATGTAATTTTAACTAAATGTACATAATTTATATTTTCAGTTGTAATTTCTAATAATAAATGATATGAACCATATACTATATTTGTGTTTTTAATAACTAATTTTCTATAATAATCAAATTCATAGTTATTATAGTAATATTTATATTTTATAATATTCTGTTTATTTATAATATTCCCATTTTTATTATAATATTCAATAGGTAAATCAAATCCTTTTATATCTTCTAATATATTTATATACTCTAATATATTTATAGGATAACCATTATAAAGAGCCATTAAACTATTAGTATTTGTACTTTTATTTGTATTATCATTATCACCAATAATTATATCACTAAAACTTAAATAGTGGGGTGATTCATCAGCTCCTGTAATAACTGGTATATTAAATATATTTTCTGTTTGTATATTATTAATAATTACAGATAGTGATGGTGATATAGTATTAGTATTAGGAATATATATAATCTGTGTTAATTTATGTGCATCTATATAATCTATAGGGTTTATAGTGTCAATAATTGTGGGAATATTTTTTATATGGACAATATTATTAAAATAATTTGTATATTCTATTCCTATGTTATATAGTCTGTTTTTATAAAAATCTATTGATGATGTTATTATGACTGGTTCTATTGGGCCATTATTAACAATTATAGTTACACCACTTGATAATTTACTACCAATTATATAATCAAATGTTACATTATTATAAACAAAAGAAGTATTAATAGAAACATTATTAATATTTTCAATATTTACAACATTATCATTTATTAATGTGTATTTTACTATATTAACTTTATCACCTGGATTAAATGTGTTACACCACTGCAAACTATAATTATATTTAAATTTATATAATAAATAATAATCATAATAGTTATAAACCTTACTTGTTAATGATACTGAAATATTAGTACCTAACATAACACTCGGTAAATTATTTGGATATAATAATTTTAAATTATATACTGAAGAATTTGGGACTGGTACTATATTTGTGATATAATTAAATATACCATTGTATAAAATTGGTTGCATATAATAAAAGGAATAATTATTTATCAAGTCTAATTGATTTATCATAGTTAAACTATCACCTGAATTATAAATACAATCTATTGTAATATTTAATTCTGTTAAATTTGAAGTTTCTGAAAATATAGGATATGAACTTGATACTTTATATAAATTAGAAAAATGTGCATTATATTGTGTTTTCATTATTCTAACGGTATAATTACCAACACTCATACATGTTTGATATAATTTATCAATACTATTATCTTTTATTGGTATTGTTAATAATTTTGTATTATCTGTAGGATTATTTATAATTATTATATTACCATTTATATTAGGTGTTAGCGTATAATCAGAATTTATTGTAATATTTTTTATTTCAAATGGTTGATAAGGTAATTGAACATCTATATATTTTTTATTAATAGGAAATATTGTAATATCAGGATATAAGAATATTCTTTTATTTTTTATATATGATATTTCATGTATTGTATTATTATAATAAATTTTATCATATAGTTTTATTTTTGTAAAATTGTCTAATAAATAATAATATGTAATATTATTAGACTTTACAAAAAATAATTTTATATTTAATGTATTTTCTGTAAAGCAAAAAATATTTTTATAAAATGGGTAATTTGTCGCCTGTTTTACATAATTAGGTGATGTATCATTATTAACTGAAAAACATATATTATTTCCATCGTAATAAGTAGTACAAGGTAGTAAAATTTTAGTAGTATAGAATTCTAATATAGTATTCATTGGAATATCTGGTAAAATAGTATTATGCTGCATAGTATAATTACCTAATGTCCAATAAAAATTATATTTACCATCAATATTAGTATTTTTATTTAAACTAGATGAATATATTAATTCGAGGTCATATTTATTAGTTGTTATATTATTACCTAAAACTTTGAATATAGTATCTTGAATAATAATAATTTCATTAATTTCTAAAAATATATTATTTTTAAAGTCTATAATATAATTTTGTTCATCAATTTTAGTTAATACTAAATTATAAAGTCCAACACTAATAACAGTCGGATATTGTAATGAATAATATATAGTATAATTACTTATATAATTAGGAAATATATATTGGTTATTATTTATATCACTCTTAAATATCAAATATGTTGTATTATTTGCAATAATAATATAATATATACTATTAGTTGGTAATATTGATACATCTAATATATTATTAGAAGCCACAAAATTCCCACCAAAATTTACTGTTGGTTTTGGAAATGAATAATTATATTCTAGAATAGTTGTTGGTTCGATGATTTCTGTTACAAATGACTCAAGTGAATAATTATTAACATAATATTTATAAGGATAATCTGGTATCGTGTAAGGAATGTTATTTGCATCATTTACCCATATATCATTATTTTGATTTTTTATAAAAATGTGACAATTATTCTTTATAATACTATCATCTATTAACTTTATACTATTAACTTTACATGGGTCTAAATAATACGATTTTGTACTATCATATGTTATTGAAATGTCAATTTGACTTCCTCCTGTATAGTAATATATTACATTATTAAGTATGTAATATGAATTTGTTGGTATATTAGGTGTGACTAAATTAGTAGTATTATTATTAATAAAATTTACTATTCCATCTGAATCAACAATAATTGACATTGTATCCATTATATTATTAATATCGTTAATTTGATAACCATAAATATAATACGATGATAAATTTAATAACCTAGTATCAGTAATTGTTAGTTGAATCGCATTATTTGATATTAATGTACATTGTCCATCTTGATATATAGTACAGTCTTTATTATTAGCAATACGAATAACTGTATTATTAGCAATATTATAATCAAATTTTAAGGTTATGGTAATTATATTGTTAACTAATGTAAAATTATCATTTGTAATAATTTCATTAATATTATTTATAATTCTCGTTTGATATATTGAATTAATATTTTGTTGTGGGTATATCCAAGCATAATAATAAGTATTAGTTAATTTAATATTAGGTAAATCCTTTATTTTTAAAATATAATGATTATGAATACTATAGTCATATAAATATAGTAATCTAATATAATATTCTGGATTATACTCAATTAATAAATTATTTAAATTTATATAATTAGTAGGATTTATTGTTATTAAAGATGGATATTTTATAGTATTATTAAGTGTCACATTATTTATTATATTATTTACATTAATGATACCAATAAAATTAAAAGTGGTAGAATTATCTAATATTAATTGTGTGTCATAATTATCTGTTTTACTAATTTTATCAAAAATATATTCTGTATTTATTATATTATTTTTTATTGTTATTGGTACTAAATTATTATTTATTAACATTTTAGAAAATTTATCTGTTGGTAAAATAGGAAATAATAGGTTTATTTTTTGAGAATTAATATCTATATCAAATGCTTTTTTATTAATATAATCAATATTTTGACTATTAGATAAATATTTATCTACAATATTATTATTATTATAAATTAATAAATAGTCCTGATTATCATATATATATTGAATATGTTGAGTAAAAAATACACTAATATCATTTAAATATTTAAATAAATCTGATGATATGATATAATTAGAGCTAAATATATTATATATAGGTGTTAAATTTAAATATATAGAATTTGATACAAATTGCGAGAAGGTTAAAAAATCTTTTTTTATATACTTCTTAATATCTAATTTTTTTATTTGTATATTATAATTATATATTATGTTCTTGTTAGTATAATAATCTTCTAATGTTTTATCAATACTACTATTATCAAATCCTTTATTATTTTGTAATAATGATGTATTATTATTATTATTATTATTTATATATGATAAATATAAATTATTAAATGTGTTTACATATTTAAAATTATTAATAATTGTTTGTGTTGTATTACCATATAATGCATTATTATTAATTACAGTATTATATAAATTTTCAATATTTTTATCAATTGACTGGATTAAATTTATTATATTTTGAATATCACTATTAATATTTATTATATTATTATATTGAATACAATAATAATTAATCATAGAACCTCGTGTATTTATATTTATATCAATGTTATTATAATTAAATTCATCAATATCAGTTGATAACGTGTAATTAAAATCAGATGGAATTAATTTATCAGTTAATTTAATTTTGTTATTATTATTATCCAGTGTATAGTATAATGATTCATTATTATATAATTGTCTATCACATATAATACTTTATTATTATTAATACTTATTTTAGAGTTTTTATTTAATCTAAATGGAATATTATAAAAATTAATATATTGTTTTGAAAAACTATTAATCAATTCAGAATATGATAAGAAACTTTTTGTTGATGAGGTATTCATCAACATCATAAATGGTTTATTAAATAGATAATTATCAAAATCATTGATATTTTTATTATTAAAATATCTATAATCAGTTGATAAACTAATATATTGTTCTAAATTTGGCACAAAATTATTTTTTGAAATGGCAATAATATTATATTGAATTTTACTATCTATTATTTCTACAGGTATCAATACAGATATTTTTGTTCCGTTATAATTTATATTATTATCAATTATTAATTTAATATTATTAGTAAAATTAGTAGTATCTACTAAATAATAAAACTTATCATTATCAATATTGATATTGTCTGGTCTATAATATGAATTATTATATATAAAATCGTCACTTTTGTAAATAGTATAATTAGCTTGTGGAATAATATCGATATACATGTTATTAATATTATTGTAATCTAAAATTAATTCTACAGGTGTTCCATCTAGATTTGATAATTTCATAATATTACCTATCATTTGAATATTTACGAATAATTTATCACATTTATTATTTATTATTGGTATAATATTATTATTTATCATTGAATCTGCAATAGAGTCAATATAACTAGTTGTTATATTATTATTTATAGTATCGACCAAGTAATAATTATTTATATTTATTAGTGAATTATTATTTGTAGTTCTATATATTTTCCTTCCTATTACAGATGAATCTAATGATATTGGTAAGTTATCTATAGAAATAGATCCATTTACACTAGTAATAGGTCCTATCATATCACTACATTCTGATTCACTCGTTTTAGATATATATGATATTTTATAATAATATGTACCATTTAATCCTGGATTTGTATTATTTGGTATTTTATAATTTTTATTATCAACACTCATAGCAGTTAATTTTGTTTGCGCCGAATAAATAGGAAATTTAGTAAGATTTTTTATTAATTCACTATCTTGTTTTGTGTCATTATATGATGTATTATTAATAGTAGCTACATAGTAATATTTTGGATTTATAATATTAATATTGGATAATCCGATTGTTCTATATATATTAATTTTATTATTAGGTAAATTATTTATTATAACATTATAGTTAGATGAACTTGCATATACAATAATATTATTATCATAAATATCTTTATTAATATTTGTAGTACTAGATTCAATATTATCTATAATAAATGATATTTTATATAAATAGTATAAATTTGTAGAATCGGATGTATTAACAGTAAAATTTATTATAGTGTTTATTTCGGAAGCTTTTAATGAATTTATATTTGGTTTAATAATTTTTGAGTTATTATAATATTCAATATTTAATATGGCTATGGATTGCAAATTGTTTGATTGCAAATTAGTTAATTGCACATCAGATAAGTCGGCATTGTAAGAATTAAAATCAAATGTATTATTATGTGTAATTCTATTTAAATTATAAGAATTGTCTTCATTCTTATTAATAATATTATATCTTAATACTTGATTATTAGAATAAGATTTATATTGTAGTGGAAATATTATTAATGGTATTTCTGTTTTGTATTCAATATCTAATATTATACTTGTACTATTTATTAAATTAATACTATTATCAAAATCAATATATAATAAACTTGTATATAAATTATTAACATATACAAAGTCCCTTCTGATATTTATAATATATTGTGTTATATCAGTAATTTGGTCTTTTTGTCCTAAATAAGATATAAATACTTTAATATCCATATTCTGTTCATCATAATTATTATCATATGTAATAATAATAGAATTGGTATTTTCATTTATAATATATGTATTGATAGTAGACATATTATCTGAATTAAATGTGTAATTATTAGTATTATTAATCTTAAGTTCATAAAAATATTGGAAATTATTAATATATTTAATATTAGTTTGCGAATTTATTATAAACATATTTTGTAATAAATTAGTTATACTACCTCCTGTAATAGATAAATTACCAATAAACGCTGATTTATAGAATAATTCATAATACGAATCTTTAAAATTATTATAAGTATATGGATTTCTAGGATATATATAATAACTAAAAGATGGTTTTGTATTTATTATATTACCATTCCATAAAGAATTTTGTTTATATTGATTATATCTATTAAATAATCTTAAGAATACATTATTTGACCACAATATAAGTGGGTTAATAATATTTATTGAATTATTAATTAAAATAGTAGTAGTAATTACTTTTATAGTTATGTATCCAAATATATTAATTAAATCAACTGTATTATTTGTGTTATAATTTAATGTGGTTCTTATATTATCTATATTATTCTCTATACCATTATATAAAAAATTATATTGACACAATAATGTTTGATGTAAATTTTTAGTTATAGTATAAAATGTATTAAAATTTAAACTTGTATTTTTGTTTATAGTAGAAAATTTCCATTTAAATAACCATAATAATATATACATACTATTAATATTTGTAATTTTAAAATTACTAAATAAGTTATTAATAGAATTTTCTAATAAATAATATTTATTTTTATAAAATGTATAAATTTGATTATTTATAGATGATAAAGTATTATTTTCATTAAATAATCTAGACCATTCAGTAATATCATTATAAATATACTTGGTTTTTATAAAATCTGATTTTGAAAATGTATATAATAAATTATTATTATAAAAATGATTTAATATACATGATATTACCAATGAATTATATTGTAATATATTATTTTTATATAAATCAAAGTTAATATTATTATTAATACAGTAATTATAAACAACATCAATATCGCAATTATATTGTTGTAATGTTGATAATGAAGTACTATTTTGTGAGAGATTTATATAATTAAAATATTGGTGAACTTCATTAATATTATTATTAAAATTAAAATATTGTGTATATTTATTATTAAAACTTTTATAATAATTTACATACATTTTACTAATTAAATTTTTATTAATATTATTTAAATAAGATATTAATGTAGTTAATGTATTAGTTAGTATTATATTATTTGTTGTTGATAATATATCTAACCAATATTGTTCCCAAAATGTTGCCTTTATTTTTAAAATATTAACAATTGGCGAAAATTTATTATCTTTAATAGTATAATAAGAGATATTAGAAGTTATATTATTATCATTTAGATAATTAGATAAACCAGCATCATTAATATCATCTGAAATATTTTCTAGGTCAATTGAACTAATAATTGTTGTTATATTAGATAATTTAAATAAATATTCTGGCAATAGATACCAGTTGTTATTATAATTAACCATGATACACACTTCATTATTATAATTTAATTCTAATTTATCTATTATATTTGGTAAAATAGTATTTGTTACTGTATTTCTTACTATATCAAAATAAGGAATCTCCAATTTAAAAAACTGACCATATAATAAATCACCATTGTAGTCTATATCTATTCTATTTTCTGTATTAAATTTTTTCCTTCCCAAATATTTTAATTGGTGATTAATACTAAATTGTGTATATTTTTTATATACTGTTTTAAAAAAAGTTATTTCAGGATTAGAGCTAATGGGTACATCTTGCACTCCAGTAGTTACTAATTGTATTAGTCCTCCTGTCATATTATTTAAGGTAATAAAATATTCTTTAAACTTTTATTTTATTTATTAAAGTTCAATTTATTATTAATATAGCTACCGACAATTTGCGATTTATCATTATATATATTACCATTATCTTTTGGTTCATAATAATATGTAATTTTATTTATAATAACTGAATTCAGTAATTCATCATCTTTATTAGATATTTTGCTGTTAATTTCTTTTTTTTCAGTTGTAATATTTAGATATTTATTTTTTAATAATTCAAAATCTAATTTTTCATCTTGACTAATTTGGTATAATAATTTTAGTTTATCATCTAATAATATTTTTTGATGTTCTTCATTTGTTAAAATATCTGCTTCTTGTAATAATTTGTCAAATTCAGTTGCAATATCAATAAAATGATTCCTTAATTTAAGTATACTTTTTAATTTCTTCATTAATATCTATTATAAATATTATATAAATAATAGATAAATCAATTTTTTATTTAACAACAGAAACACGACCATTTTTTAGTTGTATCTATTACAGTAAAATCTATATTATTAGCTTCTAAATAAGGTACTATAATACATACACATTCATAATAAAAAGAATCTTCGTATAATCCGCCTTTTTTATTATAGTTATTATCAATAAGATATTTTATAATACTATTTAATATTTTTTCAGCCTGATATGATGTTACACTAATAACTAATAGTGAAGTATATATTATTTTTTTAGATATTATAATTTTACATGAATTTGTAAAATTCTTATTAATCACACAAATATAAACCATATTATTATCATTAAGATATTTTTATATTATATTATAATTATGCAGAATGAATTATATTTAGGTCTTTCTTATATTTTAAATTTTTTACAGTTTTAGGAATAATAATAGGATTATCTGAATAAAACTCTAAAGTACAGTCTTCTAAATTTATATTATTATTAATATTAATATTACAATTATTTATTGCTGAATAAATATTAAGATTCTTTAATTTAGTATTCTTACTAAAATCAAAATTATATACTATAGGGTTATTATGTATAAATCTTACATCACTAAATACAAAAACTTCAAGATGCTCTAACTTATCATAATTAACTATACATTTGCCATATTCACCTTTACCATTATTATAAATATTATTAGATATAGTTTTTAGATTAGGATATCCAATAATATCAATATAATCATATATATTATAAATATGTAATTTAGTTAAACTAGAAATATTCTTAGGAATATTAGCAATCATCATATTTTCTATTCTTAATAATTGTAATTTAATGCAATCTGACACGTCTATTAATGTTGTAACATTATTTAATTCACACTCTTCTAGATTAATACAGTTTTTTAATATGAGTTGTGCATTTATATTTTTTAAAGTTAATTTATTCAAATTAATACAATCTGTAAAATCAATATTATAATTAATATCATTTAATGCAACACATGTTAGATTCTTACACGATGATAGTACAATATTATTAAGTGGTCTTGATAATGATAAATTATTTAGATTTATAAATTTAGTAAAATCAACTAGTGTTCTGTAACATTTTAATATTATGATTGATTTAAAATTATCCGAATCCAACATGTCATAATCACTAACAGATAGCTCTTTAAGATTTGATTGTGAAAAATCTAAATTATAATCTTTGTATTTTTGTATTAAATTTAGTTTATAAATATTAGCAGGAATAATATTATCATGTGAATAATCAATATCCCACGTCATATTAATTATATCCTGTAAATCAGAAACTATTAGATTCTTTTTATCAAATCTATAAACTCCCCATGAACAATCTTGATGATAACAATATTCATTACTAGTATCACTGTAGAAATTAATAGTATCTAAATAATTAAATGTTGCTTTACAAAAAAAACATTTTGTCATGTCACTAATATTTGGTTCGTTCATTAGTTTATAGTTAGTTCTATGTAGTTTTGCTTCTTGTTGTAATGACCTGATAGAATAATATGATATATCTTCATCATTTTCATTTTCTTTAATCCATAATGACATTAAATAAATAAATAAATAAGTGTGTAAATAAAATATTTATCAATTTTTATTATAATTATACAAATGAGCTATTTTAGGTCAATGTTAATTTTATGATATATATTGAGAATGTTTCCAACAATATATTTTATCATCACTTAAATAATATTCAGCATTATCATTACATTTACAACATTTTATATTCATTCTTCTATATATTAAAACATTTGTATAATTATTAATAGATACTGGTTCATTATGTATAATATTTTCAATAATATTAATTATATTATAACATTTAATATTTATATTATTACTTTGTATACTATGTTTTCTAATAGTATAACTATCTTTTTTTATTACTTCCATTATAATTAATTAATTATCTGGTATTAATTAATATTAAAATCAATTTTTATATAGAATGATATTTAAATAATCTTTGTTATTTAAATAATAATGTTTTTTGTAGATAAATATTATGGTGAATTTGATAAGATATCATCTTATCAATCCATCATTAATAATATTATAAAGTCCTCAAATAATATAGAAAATATATTTAATCCTAAAAAGATTAACAATTTTCAACATTTAATTGTATATGGCATTTCTAGTATATGTAAACAATACATTGTTAATAAAATATTAGAAAAATTATTTGGGAAAAAAATAATCGACCTTGAAGATGTTGAATATATGATTTCAGGATATTCAAATATCAAAACAAAAATAACAATTAAACAATCTAAATATCATATTGTCATAGAACCAAATTCAAATGGATTTGATAAATATTTAATTCAGGAAATTATACAAGAATATGCAAAAACAAATGTATTAAATATTATTAAAGAATATCAACCTTTTAAAATAATTGTAATAAATAAAATAGATAAATTATCATATTATGCACAAGCAGCATTGAGAAGAACAATGGAAAAATATTCTAATACATGTAAATTTATTTTAATTAATGACCAATTATCAAATATAATTGAACCACTCAGGTCCAGATGTTTATTGGTAAGAGTTCCATTATTAAAGAGTACTGATATTTTAAAGATTATATTAAATATATGTTATAAAGAAAATATAAATATAAATACAGAATCATTATCTAATATATTATTTAATTCAAATAATAAAATAAATAGAGCAATATGGTTACTTAATTTATATAAATATAATATTAAATATAATGATAATTGGGAATTTATAATAGATAATATAATAAAAAATATAATTAATCCAAATAATTATACAGCTAAGAAACTATTACAAATTATAAAAAATATTAGAGAGCAATTCTATATTCTATTTATCACCAATATTTCAACATTAAAAATAATAAAAAGTATAATGAATAAATTATTAAAATTAACAAGTGATATTAACTTGAAATATAATATAATTGAATTAACATCCTTATATGAAAATAGATTACATCAAGGCACACGTCATATAATTCATATAGAGTCTTATATAATTAAATTAATAAATATATATTTTAATTTATATAAAAATAATATATAATATTAAGTAATATGGATGTAGAAGATAATATTATAACTCTATATAATTATTTATATAATAAAGATTATGATAAGAATCTTATTGCAATTGATAAAATTATATTAGGGAAGATTGGTTTGAATGATATAAAATATCCATTAGATAGTAATAATGAAGAATATAAAGGGATAATAAAAAATATATTAGATAGTAACTTTAAACTCGATAATATTGATGATAAATTAAATATTATTAGATTATTTAGATATTCAGAAAGTACCTTTCAAACATTTATAAAAATTTCATTTTATAAATCAAAAAATGAAATTGATAATTTAGATTCTCCTATTAATAATGATTTATTATTTTCATATTTATTAAGTTCATTAGTTATAAATAGAGAGACACCTCATATTTTAATACCAATATTTAATATTGACATGAATTTAGATAGTATTAAGGATATTATTTTTAATAATTCTAAATTTGAAATAATAAAAGAGCATATTGATAATAAAATGATAAGCGATGTATGTTGTGTTCAAATTAAAGAAAATTATTTTTCATTAAAATTACTATCTGATTATTTAAAAAATAATAGTTTTAATTATAAATTATTATTATTTCAATTAATTTATACTTTATTAAAAATTAATAAACATTATTATGGTTTTAAACATAATAATTTAACTACAAATAGTATTTACTTGATTTTTAATAATGATATTATAAATGAAAGATACACATATTTAAATACAGTTTATACTATTCCTAATGAATTTAATATAAAAATATGTAATTTTGAAAATGCAAGTATACCTAAATTTTACAATGATAATAAAAAAACAACAAACGCAGTACATGATATTCTAACATTTGCAAAAGATTTAATGAAATATAAAAATGAAATAGATACTGACACCGTGAAATTTTTAGAATCAATTAGTGAGTACAATGATTATAAAGAATTATTAGATACAGATTATTTTAAAATATATCATAATATAGATAATAAAATATCTAATAAAAAAATTTCTACAAATATTATAATGCATACACGCAAAATAAAAAAAGAATCAAATAATAAACCCAATACTAGATATATTAAGCAATCTGGTGGAGAAGATAGAATGATTAAGAAACCATATAGAACAGAAGCAAATACACCTTATTTATCAAATGACCAACGAGAAACTTATAGCAAGAAAATAGCAGAAGCACCTCCTAAAAAAGAGCAACCATTATTATTAGAACAAAAAATTTATGACACTACTAAAAGAGATGATAAATCTAAATTTCCACCAACATCTATACCTACTTATGATGCGGGAGAAATGATTGGTAAAATGTTTCCATATGCACAGCCACAATCTAAAAATCAAGCACCTATACAAAAAATATATAATGTAAATTTAGCAAATCCAGTAGGAGACCATACAACAATTAATAGAATATATGAAGATGTTCTTCCAGGAACTCCTAATGTATATTCAGCTATTTCAGTATATGAAAGAACAGAGTTAGTTAATTTCTTAAGGAATATAATGTTAGAAAATGTAGATGGTGAAGAAATGACAATAACAGGTGGTACCAAGTCCATATTATCATACATTAAATTATTAGAAATTAATCCTTATACATTACAAAAAAACCCTTATAATGATTTACCTATAGATTTTTTAATATATAGGTCTTCATATCCTATAAGATTTAATGAAAGCACAAATACAATTGGAATGGCTAAAACATCTATGGGTATAAACATGAGGATATATAAAATGTCTATTGGTAGTATGACATGTCAAAATGTTCAAGATATTAACTGTGATATGTTTGATGTATGGCGTGATATAAAATATTATAATCAAGTTAAACAAGTAGTAAATAATAAAATATCACCTAACTTTATTTGTCCAATACTATATAAGATAGATTCGCAATCAAGAATAGATTGGGGTAAAATTACATTAATAAAAAACAAAAAAATATCAAATGAAGATATTGTTATGTTAAATTTAAATCAACAAAAAATTAATAAAAAACATCAAATACAAGCATCTGAATTATTTAATAGTAATAATAAAATGATTACAGATAAAAGTAATGAATATTCTAAAAGTAGATTAGATTTATATAACCGTTTTATAAACGAAGGGAAATTTAAAACAGCTGAATTAGCAGAAAAATTTAAACAGAAATATATAACTAATTATGAAGATAATAAATTAGATTTAAATAAAGACAGTGGAAAAGTATTAGTATTATTAACAGAAGCACCTACGAATAACATAATTCAATGGGCTAGTAGTTTATCAGAAGCATTTGGAACAATTATTAAAATGATATCAACTGGTTATCATACGCACGAAGTCTGGTGTAGTGTTATTTTCCAATTAGTATATGCATTCGCAGTATTACAAAAATTAGAATTATATATCGATAATTTTAGTTTAGAAAATAATGTTTATATAAAAGATTTATTTTATGATTCAAATAATGTAGGTTCTTGGATTTATATTGTAAATAATATTGAATATTATGTGCCTAATTATGGTTATTTAGTATTAATAGATTCTAAATATAATGATATAATTCAAAAATATAATATATACGGCAAGTCAATGACTAATAATGATAAATTATATAAAATATATGGTCCTATATATAAAGATTATGATGCAAGTGTTAATTATAAAGATAAAATATTACAACAATTTAAAACTATAATAAATCCTGATAATTTTGGTTATTTATTAAAACAAAAAGGGGGTTTACAAGTAGATGATAAGACAAAAGATTTATTAAATAAATTATATAATTTAGTTAATACAGAATCAGATATTTCTAAATTTATGCAACTATTATTTACTAATTTTATGCATAATAGATTAGGTACATATTTAATGGTATCTGAGAAAGAAAAAATAATTCAATCACCTCTTAATAATATTCAAAAGTCTAAATTAATGATATGGGAAGAGAAAAATAATTTATATCAATGGGTTATTTTATTAGAAGATATTATTGATAATGGTATCACCAAATCAAAAATTTTATGTAATAATAATTCTATCATACAAGAGAAATTAGTATTTACTGGTTCATTATTTAGTTACCCTAATTATGAAGTTATTCAAAATCAATCTAAAACAAATTTACGTTATGATGACAAATATATATTTGAAACATATAATTTAGATAACCTTTAATTTTTTTATTATATAAATTTTAAATTAATATAAAAAATAATATATTTTTTATATTAATGATACAGAATAATAATATTAAATTTAATTATGATGATAATTCATCTAATTTTTATAATATAAATACAAGTGCAGTTAATTATTTTAATCAAAAAGACGATGTCTTAAAAAAGACTAATTTTGATTATCATCAATTACCTAAAGCCTATTTATGTGACAATAATAAATCAAATGCAATGAGGTCTGAGTTTATAAAAAATCAAAATAAAATAATAGAGTGTAATATAACAGAATTACCGAATATATTTTATTCAGATGAAAATATAACATTAATTAATAAAAAGCTAATAGTAGCAGTTTATAAAAATACAAATGGTGAGATTAAGATAAAGCCACAATCTAGTGAACAATTATTAATTGTAATGAGATATGTATTTCTCGAGTATGCAAGACACTTACCATATGATATTAAAGGACAAATTAATGAATTAAATTGTAGAGTTGTTAGTGAAATATTACCAAATGTTATTACTAATGCACAACAACATATTGGTTATTTAAAAGATATAGAAAAAATTCGAGAACCATTGCCATTACCAATATCAACAAAGTATAATACCACTAATTCTAAAACACTACCATCTATAACTAAAGTATTACATTTTTAATAGTTAACAACACGTTCCTTGTCTTCAGCTTTAACAAGTTGATACATAAAGATAATACCACGTTTCTTGGCCATATTTAAGAATGAGGCTTCTTCATAGCCACCAACTTGAGGACCCATAGGAACTAAGGTAATTGGTTCATTACGAACAGCACCACCTGGTTGTTCAAAGCCTTTAACAACACCAAGAGGATTGTAGTAAAGGTAATCAGCTGTTTCATATTCATTACCTTGAGCAATAACAACTGCTGATGACCCAACAACAACATTCTGGTCTTTATTATTTTTGCTGATTTCATTGACTTCTGATAAAACAACTGAACGTAATTTGTATAGGTCTGTTTGAATTGTTAATTCTTCCTTGAATTCAACTTCTTGGTCATTGAGTCTTTCAAAACCAGAAATTGATACAGGCATCTTGCCAATATTATATGGTTTGAGTTCTTCAAGGCGAATGCTATTAGCACGACGGTCTACATAGAAGAATAATACATCATTAGAGAATAATAAACTAGTTTGTTTGGAAACTATCATGCCATTCTCTACAAGGACTTGGTCTTGTTGTAAAGCATCACTTAAATTAACAACTGCATTGTTATTATTAATATTAGGGGCAAGACGTAAATTAATCATGGGTACAGCCGATACAACAGGTCTCATGTTTTGAGTGTAAGGATTAGTTGAAAAGTTATTAGGATTAATGGTAGAAGAAGCTAACATTGTTGGTCTGAAAGAGAAAGAAGATAATAATCTCTTTACAACAGTGCCATCATAGCGACCATATACAAGGTCGGGATTATCATATTTGTTTAATTTGCACATGTCAACACCTGAAATGAAATCACGGAAACCAGCACCATAATATTGACCATTACGTAAGTTTAAGACACAGTTCCATAATTGTTGTTGGAGATTACATCTATTAAGTAAATCAAGAACACTTGAACGAGAGTCGCAAACAATATCATTAGGGTCGCTTATTAAAGCGTGAAATAATTTAGCATCAGGTAAGTTAGCGATAGGTTCTTTGTTGAATCTTGCTTTAACAATATTAGACATGTTAGCAAGAATGAAATGGTGTTCTAATTCCTCAATTTTAGGTAAGAAAAGAGCTGCAATAACAGGGTGAACATGTTCAAGTGGGTTATCTTTAGTACGGTCATATTTACCAGTTAAAGCTTGGAAAGCACAATCATTGTATTGAACAGATTGTAAAAACACTTGAGAATGTAATACTTTAGAGGTAGCTGATAATTTAAGGATTTCTTGAAGGTATTTGTAGTCTTGGTCATTTAATTTGCTAGTAAATCCACCATTAGATTGAGCAGTGCCTAAAAGTTTCATCATATTATTAGCATATGCAAAAACTTCAGGACTTTGAAGACCAACAAGTTCTTGTTCGTATATTCTTTGGAATTCAGCAAATTCATCATTAGTAAGACCGTGTTTAACTTTAAACATGTGAGCTTTCTCTAAAAGAATATGAAAAGGAAAGCGGCTATCACCATATTTATCACGAATCAGACGTGCAAATTTACGCGCTTTTTTTACAATACTAGTATGAATTTCAACATATCTCTGTTGAATTCTATTAACAAGGTCGTCATCGCCTAATCTGCTTTTAAGTTTATTAATTAAATCACTAGATGTTTTTTCATTATTTTTACGAAGTAATTTTTGTATTTCTTCATTTACAACATTATCATTTTTAGAAGGTCTATTTCTATGAGTATTTTGAACATCTGAACTATCCATGTATATATATATTTATGTAGAAAATTTTTATTAAATTATATTTTTTAAACATTTTTATGATAAATAATTTTTACTAAAAACTAAATGCTTTTAAAAATAAAGTATCTTATAATTTTATTATGTTTTTTAATGTATTAATTCCGATGGCATGAGAAGAATGAAAGTATATTATTACAGTTCCAGATAGTGTTTTATCTCGTTTATCGCGATTAAATCAAACACCTGAAGAAGCATCTCTTGATACAGTAAAAACATTTAGAATGGATGGAATAAATGGAAATATAAAATTTAATTATTAGAATATAAAGTAATATTTATTACTACTTTATATTATGGAGGATAATTCTTGTAATTTATGGATAAATAAATATAAACCAACTAATATAAAACAGATAATTGGTAATATGAAACAGATACAAGAAATTTTTAGTTGGTTAGGAAATTTAAAAAAAAATTCAAACTCATTAATAATTAATGGTAATCAAGGAATTGGAAAAACTCATATAATTAAATTAATATTAGAAGAATTTAATTATATAACACGAATTATTAATCCAAATGATATAAAAGACCATCGTATATTTGATGATATTGCTGACTATAATAATTATAATAATTCAATATATAGCAAAATTAATTTCAATAATAATATGAATCATAATAAAATAGCATTAATTTTTGATGAGATTGAAAATATTACATTAAATAGTGAAAAAAAATATGTTATGAATATTCATAAGGAAAATAATAAAAATAAAATATATCCTTTAATTTTTATATCTAATAATCAACATTCCAAATTACTAAATGACTTGAAAAAGAACTCAACTGAAATTCTATTCACCGCCCCTACACATGAAGAATTGAAAGTAATGATAAAAAAAATAATATATAATGAAAATATAACATTTGCAACAAATACTATTTATGATAAACTAATTAATTTTGCACAATCAGATATTAGAAGACTAATTAATTTATTACAAGAATTATCATACCATACAGTAAATAATACTATAACTGATAAAATAATAGATGAATTTATAGATAAATCAAGAGAAAAAAATATTAATATTGGTCTTGTTAATTCTACTAAAAAATTATTAAATAATTATTTAGATTATGATATTATTATAAAATTATATGAATCAGAAAAAGTATTATTGCCTTTATTGATTCACGAAAATTATATAAAAAAAATTTTAAATAAATCACAAGATAATATCGCAAATATTATGAATATTCTAATAAATATTTCTGATTCTATATCAATAGGAGATAATATAGAAACAAGTATATATACAGACCAAAATTGGTATTTACAAAATATTCATGGATTCTATACATGTATTAATACATCTTATTGGATTAATAAAACAAAATTAAATAATAAATTAGAATGTAATGATATTAAATTTAGTGCTGATTTAAATAAAACATCATTAAAAAATATTAATAGAAAGAATATATTAAACCTTTCTAAAATAATTAATAATAAATCAAATAATGATATTTTAATGTTAAATTCTATATGTAATAAATTAATTACTACAGATGAAAATGAACTAATTAATATTTTAACTAATTATAATAAGGATTTAACTATTAAACAAATAGAATTATGTTTAAAAATAGATAAAACAACTGAATATAATACGCTTGCAACTAAAGATAAGAAACGAATAAACAAACAGATTCTTTAATTATCATATAAATTTTTCCTTAATACTTGATATTGAGATAAATTCAATATCCCTTTCTTCATTATATGGATTAAAATAATATACATCATTTGAAAAATATAATAATAATTCATTAATCAAATCTAACATATTAGTATCTTTAATAATTATAGTGTCTTGTGTTAATAGCTGATAATAAAATAAACTTATTTTATCTGATGCATTTTCAAATAAGTGATTAAATGATTTAATCTTATTTATATTTTCTATTGTTCTTTTATCTGTATTTGGAATAGATGAAGCCCATATCCATAATTTAGTAGAAGGTTGATAAATTCCATATACATTATATGTTCCTGATATTATTTTTTTATTATTTGTTAATAATGATATATTTTTTATATTATTTTTAATTTCAAATTTGATTAAATATTTATTCTTCTTATTTAATATTTTATTAATTTCATTTGTTTTAACCTTGTTATTTAATTTAATTTTATCTATTATATTCATTATATAATAACAATATAATAATTATAATATAATTTAATATAAAATATTTTTTATCTAATTTATAATATATAAATGAATTCTACACATAGATTGTTAATTGTTATTATATTAGTTGCAGTAGTTGTATGCCATATTGTACCTTATCTCAAAAAATGTTATAATACTGAAAATTGGGAAGATACTCCTAAAATGAATCTTGATAATAATAATGATGGTATTCTTAAAGTAGATAAATTAAAATGTTCACCAAGTTGCTGTAAATTTAATCAATGGCCTTTACCTATCGATTTACAAATGCCACAATCTGATTATATAGGTAGCAATTTTTCTTGTAATAATGGACAAACAAGTGGTGGATGTGTATGTATTGATTCAAAAGACACAAGCACATTAGGTAATCACGCAGGAAACTTAATAAATAATTCTTGTAATTAATAAAAAAAATCTTTTATAAAATAATAATCTAAACTTTATTAATAATGAATAACTGTTTAGTAGAAATTAAAAAAGAATTTACTATTCATTTAGTAAATTTGCTAACTCCATTAATTTTTGAAGGGATACAATCTATCTATGATAGAATATTAAAAGATTTTGAAAATACAGTAATAAAATCTTTTCAAAGTTTCCTTGAAGAAATTAAAAACTGGAATCAAATAATTATTGAGGAGGAATATACTAGAATAATAAAACAAATGCCACCATATTTTGAATCACTGGTAAAAGCTACAATTGAATCCAATATAACATTATTAACTTCGTGTAGTTTAAATAATAAAAAACAAGTTGCATTAGATGTTGATATTAAAAAATTTATTCAATTAGTTTATATAGAAGCTGGTAGAGATTTTTATAATAATCCATTATTATTCTATCATAAATATACATCAATTGAAATTAAAAAAAATCAACACGAGGCTTTAGATATAATTAAATATAGTATTCAAAATGCAGTAAGAAAAATATTACCAATGGAAGAAATTATAAATAAATATCTTACTAAATTAGCAGTATTAGAAGATAAACATTTAGAAAATAATTTAAAAGGTATTATAACTCCTATAAATACTGACAAAAAAGAAACTATTAAAGATGCTATTAATAATATTGTTAAAGTAGATAATAAAACAACAACACCTGTTAATTTATTAGATAAGATTGAACATAAATTACATACTGAAATTCATCCAAGTGTTAATGAATTTAGTAAACAAAAAAGTAATGATAGTATGAAGAATATAACATCTGAAATAGATAGTAAATTACCTATTTCATCAGATGTTAATAATAAAAATTTAGATACAAAATTAGAAAAAGCATTAAAAGAATTAGGTAATGAAACAGATATAGATACTGGTGTACATTATACACCTGAAAATAATCCTAAAAATTATCAAGAAGTTTATAGTAATTATAATCCTACTAATTATTTTCAACCACTAAATAAAAAATAAAATTAAGTTCTAATAGATGGTGATATCATATCTAATATTGCAAATGTTATTGATACAATTGCTGAAATCATTGTAGTTTCTTCAATAGAAACTTTATTTTCAGGTATATATTTAATTGAAACAAATACTACAAATGCAATTATTAAATATTTAAATAATTTATGATATAAATTATTTCTATTTTGGTTTATCATTATATTTATATTTAGAAAAAATATAATATTTTCTTTTTATATTTTAATGAATATAATTATTAGAAATTTATTAATTGTAACTGGAGTATTTATTTTATTTGCTTGGTTACAATATAGAGAAGATATGCTAAATAAAAAAAAAGTATCTAGTTTATATGAAAAATATAAAAAACCATTATTATTTGCCTCTATAATTGGATTAATACTACATTTAAATTTATCTAATTGCACAAATATTTTTATTGAAGATATAAAACTTGTTAATGCAACACAAAAAGGTAGTGATATAGCACCACAAAGTTCTGTAATTATGGGTGCAGCAAATAATGAACCTGAAATGTATACTACATTAGCTAAATTTTAAATATTATATAATAATTTTCTATTATTATATAATGACTACTAAAGACGTTAGATTTGGTGCATCACATCTCCAATTAAAAAAATTTAATATTCACGATATGGTTGACCATTGCACTATTGCAATGATTGCAAAAAGAGCTACAGGTAAATCTTTCTTAACAAGAGAAATAATGTATCATAAAAGAGACATTGCTGCTGCAATTGCAATCAGTAGAACAGAAGAATTAAATTCATTCTATTCTGAATTTATTCCAGGAACTTATATATTTTCTGAATATAGTTCTGATATTCTTACTAATATATATCAAAGACAATCTAAGATTAATGAAGATAATAAAATAAGAATAAAAAATGGGAAAAAAACAAAAGATGATGCTATTATGTTAATTATGGATGATTGTATGAGTTCTAAAGGTACATGGTTAAAAGACCCTAATATACAAGAATTATTTTTTAATGGACGTCACCATCATATATCTTTTATATTAACAATGCAATTCTCTTTAGGTATACCTCCTGAACTACGGTCTAATTTTGATTATATATTTTTATTAGGTGAAGATGCAACTAGTAATAGAAAAAGATTATATGACCATTATGCTGGAATGTTTCCAACATTTGAAATTTTTCAACAAGTGTTTTCAGATGTAACCGAAAACTATGGTGTAATGGTTATTAATAATAGAGTACATAGTAAAAATATAGCTGATAAAGTATTTTGGTATAAGGCTAAAGAAGTACCCAACTTTAAAATAGGGTGTAATAAATTTCATAGATATCATAAAGAAGCTTATAATAAAGATTGGAAGAAACAAGTACCTATCTTTGATGTAAGTGCATTAGTAGCAAAAAAAAGAAATGCAGTAAGAGTTATTGTTGACAAAATTAATGACTAGCAGGTGAATCATTATTCATTACGTGTTGTGTGTTTAATGTTGCCACACTATTATCACTTAATTTACTCTCTAAAAGAGCTAATTGTTCTTCAATGTCTTTCTTTTTATTCTCCATTTGATTAATATTATTTTCCATAGCCTTTAATCTTTTTTCTATATCTTTCTTTTCTGACTCATTTGCAGATGCAAGTTGGTCTTTTAATTCATTCATATTTTTATTATGCATTTCCATATTATCAACAATATTTTTTCTTACCATATCATTCTTACGTTGTTCATGGAATAATTTAGCCTTTTCTTGATTATCAACATAAGACTTCATCATATTATTAAGTTGTTCATTCGCATACTCAAAGTCTTTGACATATTTAGAATCTGGGTCAGGGTCATGTGGTAACCACTTGCCCATTTCTCCTACAAATACATGATGATATGGGTCACACTCTTGTAATTTCTTAGCGTGTGTGCAAGCATCCTCATAATGCTCAAATACACCACGTATTTTAATACCACTTAATGTAGTATTATCTTCTTTTTGTGGTTTTAAGAAGGACATACATACAAACTTTTGATTAGAAGGAAGAAGACTATCTTCAGTTAAATAATCTGGTTTATTTGACATATAAATTATATATATGAAAATTCTTTTAAATCAAATTAAATATATAAATTTTGTTGAGAAATATTATCTATATTTTGATATTTATTTAACCATGACGAGTTTTCAAGAAACATATCTTTAAAAATAGTAGCAGGTCTTTGTGTATAAGCATCTGGATTCATAGGTTCATCTCTTTGTGAATGTGATAATGTTAAAACTTCATTTTTAGTAGTATAACTTTTTGTAATATAAATTGTCATTAATATAATTCCTAAACATAAAATTATTAAGGATATATTGTGCAATATATGATTCATTATTATATAAGAGAAAATTATTTAAATGATGATATATATTCCCAATTTAAATCTTTACATATTTTAGACCATATTTGGTCATTTTCCATAATTTTATCAGAATCTTTATGTAATGGAAAACATTCTAATAAATGGTCTAACTCTAATAATTCACAAAATTTATGCAAAACATATGAATATGATAAAAAATTCTTTCTATTTATATTTTTATGTTGTTCCCATGGTTCTTGTATTTTAACAAACATTGATATAAATACACGTTCCATGTCTCGTGTTATCCGCGGTGGTGGTAAATTATTTAATTTATTTATAATATAATGAATATGCTCATAATAATTGTTATATTTTAATTTTTTTAATATATTCTTCATTTTAATTCTTGTTATTTGTGATAAATCTGTAGTATGATTTTTATTTAATTCTTTAACAATATCAATAAAAACATGCTCTGAAATTTCAGGACTTTGCTTTGCTTGAAATTGATTTAGCCATTCCTTAAAATGATTTAATCTTCTATAAGGTGAATAATCTTTTATTTGTTTATCTTCATCTAATATAATTGTGTCAACATCACCACAACAAGGACATATATAAGAACTTTCAGATGATACTAATATTTTTTCAATATTACATTCACTACAATATTTTATCCTCTTTGTTCCATCGTCATGATTAATTCTAATTCCATCTATTCTTTGACAATATTTTTCTAATAATATTGCTTTTGATGTCATTTTATTATCATCTATTGTTATATTCTGTTGTTTATTACTCAATAAGTCTAAAATATTATAACTATCTTTAATTAGGATATCATTATCATTAATACTATAATAATTAGTTATTAAATCACCTGCATTATCATAATAATTCATTTCTTCATGATTAATTTTATTTAATTCTAATTCATAATTTTCTTTTTTATCTAATAATAATGCTCTTTGATTTATATCTTTTAATGTAAAATTATCTCTATATAAATCAAGCAATTCTATTTCTTTATTAATTTTATTAATTTCTAGTTTAATATTATCAATTTCCTTTTTATTATTAGATAAATGTTTAACCATGATTTTGTGTTTATTATCTAATGTATTTAATTCTTTTATAGTCTGTTTATTATCTTTATATTTGCTATTGAACATATATTTTAGTGATATGATTAATATCACTAAAAATACTTTAAATAAAAAATTTCGATTTTTTATAAAAAAATGTATAAATTTTTTATTTTTACCAAAATTTTGTAAAAAATAATATAGGATTTTTATTTCGTTTTTTTTTATAAATAATAATTATAAAAATTTTTTCTTATATAAAGTATAATATAATATGGGTGGTGGTTTAATGCAGTTAGTCGCTTATGGCGCACAAGATGTTTACCTTTCTGGTAACCCTCAAATTACTTTCTTCAAAGTTGTATATCGTCGTCACACCAATTTTGCCGTAGAACCTATTCCTCAAACTTGGAATGGTGTTGGTGATTTTGGTCGTACCGTTACATGCAACATTAATCGCAATGGTGATTTAATTACTAACATGTACTTATATGTTAGATTATCTGATACTACTGGTACTAATGGTGTAGTTGATTCATCAAATGCTAGTGTACCATGGGGATATGTTAGACGTTTAGGTCATGCTCTTGTCAATAATTATAAGATTGAGATTGGTGGTTCTCTTATTGATCAACAATATGGTGATTGGTTAAATATATGGTATGAACTTACTCACAAAACTGGTCAAACACGTGGCTATGCTCACATGATAGGTGATACTAATTATTTACGTAAAATTGACAGAGATGGTAAAAATCCCACAGCATTATATGTTCCTTTCCAATTCTGGTTTAATCGTAACAATGGTTTAGCTCTTCCTTTAATTGCTCTTCAATACCATGATGTTCGCATTACTTGCCAGTTACGTGACCGTATGCAATGTGTAAATGTTCTAGGTTCCGCTTCAGGAGTTAAATTTAGTTCATCTCAAGGCATGGAAGACTGTAGTTTATTAATTGACTATGTATATCTTGATTCTGAAGAACGCAAACGTTTTGCACAAGCTTCACACGAATATCTTATTGAGCAACTTCAGTTCACTGGGTCTGAATCTCTTGTATATTCAGGTAAATACCGTCTCAATTTTAATCATCCTTGCAAATTCTTATTATGGGCCCCCCACTTTCAAAGATACAGCACTGGCGCTCAATGGTTAGGTTATGCTACTGATGGTGACTGGAAAGTAGCAAAAGACCGTTTCGCTAAATATTTAGCTGCTGCTTGTACATCTGGTCTTGCTGTAACTTTTACTACTAGTGGTACTTCAACTATTAAAATAGATGTAGATAGTGGCGATGATATTACCCCCAATGCTGATTCTATTACTACTGTTATACCTGGTGAGATTGTAGACCTTGCTAATATTCATAATGGTCTTTATGGTAATGTTGGTAAAGCAGTTAAATGGGCTTCAAGTGGTAATACAAATGTTTTATACCAATTATTAAGCAAGATAGATGTTAAAGCAATCTTACAACAAGGTACTACTGCATCTAGTACTATTATCGCACAAACATCAGTTGGACAACTTGATTGCTTATTACAGTTTGAACGTAATACTATAGTCACACGTAATGAATTAACTATGGAAGATATTTCTCTTACTGTATCTGATTTAGAGAACTTAATTGAAACTGGTTCACTTGCTTCAGGTGCTACTGATGCCGATGCTGCTAGATTATTAAAAGCTGCAGGTATGAGTTGTGTTGATTATTTCAACTATGGTAATATGGTCGATGGTAGTGATAATCCTCTTTACACTGGTAAATTACAACTTAATGGACATGATCGTTTCCAAGACCGTGATGGAAATTACTTTAACTATGTTCAGCCTTACCAACATTTCTCTAATACTCCTGCTGACGGTATCAATGTATACAGTTTCGCTCTTAAACCTGAAGACCATCAACCCACTGGTACCTGCAACTTCTCACGTATTGATAACGCAACCCTTCTTGTTGACGTAGGTCTTTACAATAGAACATTAAACACTGTTGGCGCAAGTGACTCTAACTCATTCAAAGCTCGTACTGGCTATGTTTCAAATGCCAGTTCTATTCTTAATATTTACACTGTTAACTACAATGTATTACGTGTTATGTCTGGTATGGCCGGTACGGCCTACAGCAATTAAACAAATTGCAAACTTTTTGCTTATATTTTACATCTAAATAATTATAATAAAATATATTTTATTATAATCATATAAAAATAATTTATCTAAAAATTGATTTTACTTTAGTTTAAAGATTTATTTTATAATACTAATAATGGAAAGTAAAATTATTAAACCATCTGGGTCTGATTATATTTTAGCTGATAAAGTTAAAATATCTTTTGACCATATTATAAAACTTGTAAAAGGTCATAAAATTAATAATATTAATGATATAGTTTATGATAATAATACTAAATTATGGCATTGTACTAATTATAAAGGGCATAATAGTCTGATTAAAATTCTTTATGGAAATTATAATTTTGAAGATATTATGTTTATTAATGGAGATTATAATGATTATACAATACCAAATTTAGCATTTAAGTTATTAGAGACTAAAGTAGAACCACCATCAAAGTATAAAATATTAAAAATTGGAGACCCTGTTACTATTGTTAATGGTGCGTGTGCTAGAGAACAACGCAATATGTATTGGAAAGTAGAAGATGAAAATAAAGATACATACTATTTGATGCATATTAAAGATGAGTTGTTTACAAAAATTTCAAAAAGAGATATTAATAAAGTTTTATTATTTAATGATAAAAGACCTACATGGAGACTATTTCAAAATGGATATGTTTGTTGTACTGTTAATATAAAATCAAAACAAAAAGTATATTATTTACATCAATATATTATGGATGTTCATACTGAAGATTTAACAGATTTTGAAAAAACAGTCGACCATATTAATCGCGATAAACTGGATAATCGTCGTGATAACTTACAATTTGCTAATATGTCAGTCCAAAATACAAATCGCGATAAGGCTGCAAGAAGATGTGATGCTAAGATAGAATTACCAGAATGGTTAGATGAATTGCCCAAATATGTACAGTATCGACAAGAAATCTATGATAAAACCAATAATATGATGCGTGATTTCTTTGTTATAAGTCATCCCGCATTAGATAAAATATGGGAATCGAGCAAATCAATGAATATTCATTTGAAAGATAAATTTAAGGCTACCAAATTAAAATTAGAACTACTTAATAATAACATAACAGAACAAAATTATAATAAGGAATCTGGAGATAATAATAAATTAGACCTACCAATTGGTATTAGAATAACTAATAAGGATGATAAATATCATTTCATATATGATTATAGGGATGTAAAAACTAATAAAAGATACAGTTTAAAGAAAGTTATTAGTAGTAAAGATATTCAAACTGAATTAGATAATTTCATCGATGAAATAAATAAAAAGTATCCTAAATTAAATTATATGAAATATACTATCATGAATATTAATGCTATTAAACAAATTGCAAAAAATATAATTGTAGTAGAAAAAGTTGATATAAATATAGCTGAAATGAAATCTAAATTACCACCAAATTTTTCAATTATAACAGAAAAAAATATTAACTATTTGTCTTTTACTAAAACAATTGATAGAGTGAAATATAATATGAAGAAAGTAATAAAAAGTAATAATTTGATGAATGAGATAGACAAGTTAGTTTGTTGTATAAATAGAAAATATAAGATTCATTTAAGTGTAAAAATTGATTAAGATGACACGAATTTTTAATAGTTCATATCGTATTCGAGCCTTCATTTATAATTAGATTATATAATAAATTTAATCTATTGGAAATAAAATAATAATCTTGCTTTAAGATTTTGAGGTAATTCACTTTCATTCCACGAACAAGATAATATTATAAAACTTGTAAACAGTCTATTGTTTTAGATTGTTAGTTTTTTATATTTATTTTTATATTTAATATATTTTTGATACAATGAATCATAATTTACAGTTTTATCATTCATTAATTTTTTTCGTTCATTTTCTATATTTTGATTAATTTCAAGATATGGATTTTTCTTTTTTAAATATTTCACTTTATATTTTAAATACTTGTTAATTATATAAGGTATTATATCGGGTGGTATAGTAACGTAATTAGGCGATATAATATCTATGGACCCTCTATTATAGAATTTATTAACATTCAAATTTAATGGATTTATTAATTTACTATCAGTATTTTTTTTTTTATCATATTCGAATAATTGTCCAAGTAATTGATTATTATTAATATCTGGGGTCATATTTTGACAAAATAGAACACTTAATTCTGTATCTAAATGATGTTCATCATACCAATTAGTATATTTTGATATTATAGGACATCCTATTAATATTGCAAACTTTTCAGCCCAATAATCACTAGTTGATAATAATAAATTATATTTTGATGCATATAATGCTTGATACCAATCACCTAATCTTTTATAGCCAACAAGTGCAATTTTTTCTATTGTTGTTTTATTTGGTAGTTCGGATGCTATTTGGTCAATAGAGTTAGTTTGAGGTTTTTGTCTAGAATAACTAATAGAATTACCATTACTAGGCAAATCCACGCTATTAAAAATTAATACTGTGTTATTATTATCAATATCGACACTCCATGTACATTTTTTAACTTCTCCATTATCAACTATAATTAAACTGTAATTAATTTCTTTATCAATATCTGATCCTATTATAGTATTAGGGTCTATATCATGATAAATAGTTTCATGTAATTTATCAATATGACTAATTGAGTCAATAGTTAAGTGGCTTATTCCAGAATCTATATCTGAATGTCTATTTAATAACCATTTATATACAGTAGGCGTATTAAAATCCGTAGTTCCTGCATCATAAATATAAGAAGACGGATAAGTAATATTCTCTATCTGTATAGGTATTAAGAGTCTTTTTATGTTATTAATATTTATCTTAATTTTTTCGTCATTACTCCAGTCACCATTAATTGTCTTATTATATATATTTGTATATACAGAAAGTAAATATAATAAGAAATATATATCTCTCTGTTTATTAAAATCTCCATGTAGAAACAGCCATATTATATAATAATTTAAATTACGATATTTTAATATTTTTTTGCGTATACTAATATGAATAGGGTTGTTATTATTAAATAATATATTATATAATTGTATGCCATTATGTATAATTTGATTATTAATATCTTCTAATGGTGTATTTCTGATACCAAGCTCTGTTATACAAAATTCAAAAGCCGAATCTATATGATCGCTAAAATTTTTTCTAAACCATTTTGTATTAACATTATTAAATGCAAAAGTACCCTTATATATTTCTTCCAAAAGGTTCAGAATTGTCCCAGGCGGGGATTGATTTTCCGTAATATTAATATTATGGGCTAAAAATTTGTTAATCAATTCTTTATCGGTCTGAATCGAATTGTTGTATATACAATATAATCCGTCTATAAGTTGTTTAGATATTGTACAAATTTGGTCATTTATTGGTGGTTTTATATTGGAAAAGTCATGAAGTGTATCTATTATAGCAATGAATTGAATAATATACTGATGAAAAGTATTTAATTTTAGTTGGTGTAGTTGTAGTTGTAGTTGTTGTTGCTGCTGTTGTTGTTGTTGTTGCTGCTGTTGTTGTTGTTGCCCTAGCAGTTGTTGCTGCTGTTGTTGTTGTTGCTGCTGTTGTTGTTGTTGTTGCTGTTGTTGTTGTTGTTGCTGTTGTTGTTGTTGTTGTGGTTGTTCTAGCGGTTGTACAAAGTGTTGTTGTGGTTCTGGATTGTATGCATCATTAAAAGGTAGAACCTTATATAAGCTGTTTTTGTCTCGGTACGGATTATGTTTTTCTGGATTACTAGCCTCAATGGTTTGGCTTATTTCAAATGCGTTCATAAATTCGTCTTCGGGCACATGAGTTTGTGGAGTCATATGATTATATATTAGTACTTAGGAAAATTACTCTTATCAAAAATTAAATATTATAAACAATCCTATATCTTTTATTATGATTATTACTAAAAATGTACATGAGTTCTTAAAAATGTTGATTCATATATAAACCTATATGTAGACCAAATAAATACAATTATCAATTTTATTTATATCATATCCTTAATATTACAATTAATGGATTATTATTGATTAATACTTAAGAATCTTTAATTTTTTGGTATATGACCTTATTCAGAAAAAATTTATAAAATAGTCAAAATTAGGGATTTTAAGACTACTAATAAAATTATTTTACAACAATATAGAAAAAAATACAAATATTGTTAATTTTAGTGGCAAATTATATTTTGGATATAATATTAAAAATAAATACATCAACATGACAATTTATCAATACATCTAACATAAAATTCAAATGTATTACTAATGAAAATAAAAAATTAACAAAATAATTCAATATCATCAAAATTATCAGAATCTATATCAAATAAATTAGGACTATATAATAAATTTAATTTATCAGCAATAAAATTATATTCTTGAAATAAATTTATTGTATTATTTAATAATGTTGTAAATTTTGTATACAATATAGATAGATATTTAATAATTTCAATTGATTTTAATTTATAAAAGTCAGAAACTAAAATAAGTGGGATTTTAAGATAATCAAAAATTTTTTTATCAAATATTTTTAGTATTAATAATAATCTTGATTCTATATCTTGCATTATTTCATCTTTATACATATTATTTAATAATATATTTATTTTATAATAAAATGGTAATCCACCATTCGCACAATCAAATATACTTTTAAAATAATGTTGCATTTGTTTTAAAAATACTATTTGTTGATTTAATTCTAGATTCCAAAAATCTTCATTATCATATTGTTCTACCCATTTTTGTATAACCATTAATAAAATTGTTTTTTGTTTTATTAAATTATAAAAATCTATTAAAATGTTAATTGTATGAGGATAATCATCATTTAAAAATATAGATGCAATATTATTTTGGCAAGCATAATTATAATGATGTTTTAAAAAAGTTCGTATTATATAACTAGATGTAATATCATCAATATTATATTTTAATAATTTAAACAGAAATATAGTTGGATGTTCTAAATTTATTATATAATTTTCTAAATTATTAATCATTATAAAAAGTATATATAATAAATATAATTTTTTACTCATTTAATAATACATTTTTTAATTTGTTTGTTAGATATCTATGTAAGTCCAAACCTTCTTTTCTCCAATTACTACCAGCCCGATAATGTAAAAATACATTATCATATATTTCACAAAAATATTTATTATTGTTATTTCTCGGGTCATTCTTAAAAAAATCTATTAATTCTTTTCTATCTTTAAGATTTTGAGGTAATTCACTTTCATTCCATGTGCAAGACCATAAGTGTTTAATAAAATATATATCATTTGTATGAAAGCATTCATCAGACCATCTAATCTTATCTGTATTTGGCATATTATTACCATCCATTTGAATTTTTAACCATTGTTGCATTGCTCCTCCTGTATCACAACCAGCGGTACAATTCCAGTTTAGTAAATTAATATTTTTCATTTTCATCATATTGAAATAATAAATTCCATTCCAAAAATAATTAGTATTATGATTATTTCTACTCTGTAAAACAATCGCACAATCATATTGTTCATATTTACTAATGTCAAAATTATCTATTAAAAACATATCACTATCTAATAATAAATATTTATCTGGATTATCAATTTGATATTGTAGTATATAATTTATAGAATTAGCTGTTCTATTGCTTACACATATGTCAGTTATATGGTGCTCGTTCATAATATTGATACATTTAATCCCATGTTTATTACACATTTTTTCTATTTTATCTTTGATTGTAATATCATTATTATTAGTAAAATCAGAGAAAGCTTTTGCATCATTAAATACTATAAATTCATAATCACCTTTAAAATATTTTTTAAGGTATAGTATTGCATCTCAATAAAATCAGGATTATTAACTACCGCAGTAACTATTTTCATTAAATTTAATAGAAATTAAATTAATTTAAACGAATGTTTATAATTTATATTATAAAATGGGAGTTCCTTCATTTTTCAAATACTTATTAGACCAATATAAAAAGAATGACTTTATAATGCAAAAAGAAATTCAAGATAAAAAAACACAAGATACATTAAATTCTATTGAATATCTAATGCTAGATGCTAATGGATTAATGCATCCTGTATGTTTTAAAGTTGTTGCAGATAATCCTACTATTACAGATAATGATAAATTAGAAACCTTAATGCATCGTGCTATTCTAGATTATATTGACCACATGATTGATTATGTGAAACCTACAAAAGGTGTTTATATTGCAGTTGATGGAGTGGCACCGCTTGCAAAAGTAAAACAACAAAGATATAGAAGATTTAAATCAGTTCATGATAATAAATTATGGGATAGTATAAAAAAGAAACATAATAAACCAATTGGACATTTCTGGAATAACAGTGTTATTACTCCTGGAACTGAGTTCATGAATAATTTACATACTAAAATGTTAGATTGGATGAAAACAAAAGATATTAAAATTATTTATTCATCATGTTATATGCCTGGTGAAGGTGAACATAAATTAATTGAATTTATTAAACAAAATAATACTAATTCCTATATTATTTATGGTTTAGATGCAGATTTAATTTTCTTATGTTTAGCAACAGGATTAAATAATTTATATCTTTTGAGAGAGGCGAATGAGATTAATAATAAAGAGTTAAGAGGACTATTAAAATATGTAAGTATGGATGTATTAAGAAAAGTAATACCAGAAACAATGAAAAAATTTATTATGAAACTAGATAGTTTTAAAACTTTTAATTATGATAAAATAAATGACAATAATTTAATTAATGATTTTATTTTTCTTTGTTATTTCCTAGGTAATGATTTTCTTCCACATATTTATGCGATTGATATTAATAAAGAGGGAATTGAGTTTTTATTAAAAGAATATGCTAATATTATTTTTAATTTACCTAAAATTGAATATATAGTTGATAAAAAATATAATATTAATCAAAAATTATTAAATAAATTATTAGAAGGTTTAGCATCAAAAGAAGAAACTATTTTAAAAGCAAATTATAATAGTAAGAAGCATTATCGTACTATACTGAGTGATGAATATGAAAGAGAAAAAAATAAAATTGAAAACTTAAATTTTAGTATTTATGACCCAATTAAGATTGGTTCTGATAATCAGAATGATTGGCATAAAAGATTCTATAAACATTATTTTGCAATTGATAACCAAAATGAAATTGATGAATTTTCAAATAAAATTGTAGAACATTATATTACAGGATTAAAATGGGTAACACAATATTATTTTATTAAATGTCCTGCATGGGAATGGTATTATCCATTTGACCAAGCACCATTCTTAAATGATATTTATCATCATATTAATAATATTAAGATTAATAAAATTAAATTATCAATAGGGAAACCATTAACACCATATGTGCAATTATTATCAGTCTTACCACCACAATCAAGTAATATTCTACCAAGAGAATTACAACACCTAATGCGTGATAAGAAGTCTGAAATTATATATTTATATCCTACTGATTTTGAACAAGATTTTATTAGTAAAAATAAATATTGGAAAGGTATCCCACAACTCCCACCATTAGATATAAGCCTAGTTAATAAAGTATATAATAGATATAAAAATAAAATGTTTATAAAACACGAAGTTCATAAAGAATTTTATAATTATTAAATTTATTATGGTCTAAATAAGTTAAATGGTTTAAAAAATAAAAAAAATATATGATTATTTATTAAATGATAAGTAAAGGGAAAAATTTAAGTCTTATTCCTGATAGAATAAATAATATTGAAAAAATAACAGGAGGTAAATATATTGAGCCTATTGTAAATTTTAAAAATTTAACTATTACAGCACAGAATAATAGTGAAAATAATGATATAAGAGAATTATTACCAAAAAAATATATAGATTTTACCAAAGCAATTGAAGAATTAGGAGGTAAATTACTTTATATTAAGAGTGGGTCAACTGGACATACTTTTAAAGGAGTTCATATAGGTTTTAATGAAGAAAATAAACAGTCTTATGGTATAAAAATTGTAGCTTATCCAAAAAAAGAAAATTATGGAGATATGTATAATATTAAAAGGCCTGAAAATGTAGAATTATTAATGATACGTTTGTTATCACAATTTGTAATAGATAAACAAACACCTCATATTATTCTTCCCATAACTACATTTAATACAAGTATAAAACCATTTTTAAATTTAACAGAAGATAATATAGTTGATAATAAAAAGTTTGATTTATTTGTAGAAAAATATAAAAAAGGTGAATATTATAATAATGTATCTGTATTAGTAAGTGAATGGGCAACAGGTGGTGATTTATTAGATTATATTCGTAAAAATTATAAAAAATTTAAAACAAAAGAATGGAGGACAATATTCTTCCAATTCTTATCAGTTTTATCAGTTATTCAAACTAAATATCCAGCTTTTAGACATAATGATTTGAAAGCAAATAATTTATTAGTTCATTTAATAGATATTCCAGATGTTAATAAAAAGCTTTATTATAATATTAATAAACAAGTTTATATTGTACCTAATATTGGATTTCAAATAAAGTTATGGGATTTTGATTTTGCTTGTATAAAAGATATTATTGATAATGCGAAAGTAGATGCAGATTGGACAAATAAAATTAATATAACTTCAGAACAGAATAGGTATTATGATGTTCATTATTTTTTTAATACATTATATAGAAAAGGATTTTTCCCTGAATTTTTAACAGATGACCATATTCCAGATAAGGTGAAAGAGTTTGTTGAAAGAATTATACCAGAAAAATATAGAAATAATCCAGAGTTTGTATCAGAAAGGGGGAGGATATTAGTAAATGATGAATTTGTAATACCAGATAATATTTTAAAAACCGACCCTTTTTTTAATATTATGAGAAAATAAAATAATTTATAATATAATGCCACGGAAAACAACAAAAAAACCAGTTAAAAAAAATATTAAGAAAAGTAAAAAAATAGCAAGAGAAGTTCCTTCACGAATACCTAGAAATATAGCTACTAAAATACAAATATATAAGCCTGTAAGAGGGCCTCCATCTAAAGAAATTTAGATTTGCTAAAAAATTGAAATATTTTATCTTTATTTATTATAACATATAAGAGTTTTATTATATTATTCTATAGAAATAATATAATAAAAATGTGGCTAGAAATAGTCAAATCAAAATTAACTAATAAAGCAAAAGCATTACTAATCACTAAATATATTAATAAAAACATAATAACATACAAAGAAACTATAACTCACGATGGTAATATAAGTGAGTATTTTGAATCTAATATTTATACTTTTGATATAAAATTTTATGATAATGAAATTTTATATACACATACATATATTATGGAAGACTGGTTTGAAAATAGGCCTATTAATTATGAATTATATGATAAACATGAATTATGATGATGTTGTGTAAGACCCTTCTGTTGCAGTAATATTTATTTCATTAGGAATTAAACTATTTTCAGTTTCTGCTATATTATACGATAAATTATCATTTTGTATAAACATATTATTAAAATTTCTATTATTAGAATACATTAGATTATCATTATTATTTTCTACATCATTTTCAATGAAATAAGGGTATGTGTTTTGATTATCATTATTTTCAGTTAATATATCAGTATTTATATTATTATTTTCTTTAAAAATATTTAATACTACGATTAAATTTGTATCTTTTTTAACAAAAATTTCAGTCTTTAAAAATAAATTATCTGTTTTCTTATTTTTATAATTTACTTTAACACTAAAATTAAATGGTTTAAAATATTTTCCATCTATTGTTGTAGAATATTCTATATTATCATTAATAATTAGATTATAAAATGTATAATTATATTTATTAAAGTGATTATTAAATACTTTTAATAATTTTTTTTCAAGAATATTTATCATGTATTTACTAGCTTGTATAAATTCGAGATTACTATTAGGTTTATTAGTTTTAACTATCATATTATTTAAAATAGTATCAAATGATAAGGTTTCCATATTATCTTTATTATTATAAAATTTATTTTTTAAACTATTAACATATGATGTAATAGTAGTTAATATATTTTTATTTGTTAAATTATTTATTATTATAATTATAACAAATAATATTAATATTGTATTTATAATATTCATATTTTATTTATTTAGAATTTAATTTTTTAATCTAAACTAATTATTTCTACACATCATTATACTTATTGTTTTTTATTATGTCAATTTTACAGAATATTATTTGTTTGATACGTTTATAAAGTTTTCATATTTATTTTTTTTATCTGTGACATAATTAATAAAAATCCAAATGTTAATAATACTGATAATTTAATATCATTATTTACTTTATATAAAGTATAAGATATTGCAATAAATATAAATAAATTATTATGTAATAATTTATCAAGATAATTTGGTAATCGATTTCTAATAATAATACAATATATTATTGTGCATAATATTAATAAACCAAATAAATATTGATTTGTATAAATAAAATTAAACTTATTATTAAATATTTCATTATATTTATCAAATTGTTCCATTATAATAAATATTAGATATTTTTTATTATTTTTATATTATTTTATTCCTCAAAACCACCATCCATCATTTCACCAACACCATCAATATCATCATCTACATCATAATCATCAATATCTAAAGATTCTTTAGCTTGTTCTTCATCATATGCAGATTCTTTAGTTGTTTCTATTCTCTCAGGGTCGCCAAGTTCTTCTTTAGTTAATAATTCTTGATAATATCCAGATGGTTTTAATGTTTTATCAATAAATGGTGTTTCAGTAAATAATAAAATATCAAATCTTTGTACATTATAATCCGAATATGATATATAATATGTATTAAATAAATGATATATTATTCTAACAATTAAATAACATATATCATTATTATTATTTAGGTCTAATATATTATTAAAATTATATATAATGTAAAATAATAAATGATTATCAATATTATTTAAATTACTTATTTTATTAATATCTACATAATTTCTGATAATATTTAAATTAAAATTATCTGGAACTGGCTGTATTTTTAATTTATTCATAATATGATTAGTATTTTTAAAAATATCATTAATATTAATTTTTTTAATTTTATTAATAAATTCATTAATTAAATCTTTTTCACTAGAATTTGCTTTTATTATTTTTCTATTAATTATATTATAAATTATAGATTGTGACCTTGATATAATTTGTTTTAAATTATTAGACCTATCTCTAATAATTTCTATAATATCATTTGTTGTTACTTTATTAGGTAAAATAGTCTGATATGCTTTATTAATATGATATAAATTTAAATATTTATTATTAAAACCTAAAAAATATATCATATCACGAATAGATAAACTTATATTTAATGACCTTATATTACTAGTTTTTTTTAATATTCTATCATCAAATGAATAACCTAAATATTGTAAAGTAATTACATCATAATAAACATATACATTGTTTGCTTTATTTTTATAATATAATACATCTTTATTAAATATACGATGATTTGTAGTAACATGTATCTTGTCATCTGATTGAAGAATAATAATAGGGTCTTTTAACATATTACCCAAATAATCATGATCTATTTTATATATAGTATCTTTAATATAAATAGATTTAATTTTATGACCTAATAGTTTTGTTATTCTATCAATAAAATCATCAATATAATTATTTATTTTACCTTTAGTCATGTCTTGATAATCTTTCATAAATTTACTAATGACACTATTAATTTCTTCTTCCTTATTCTTCTTTCTATCATTTTCTGATTTAAGTTTATTAATATTTTCAATTGATTCTTCATAAGTCTTATTCATTAAATTTTTTTCTAATAATAGCAACTCTTTATTTGATAAATCACATTTATTTTGTTCATTTTTACATTTATATGATAAATAGTAATATGCACCACATTTAATACACTTATCATCAATAAAATCATGATGTTCTCCTGTAATACAATATTTATGAGCTAATTTTTTTAAATTTAATAATTTTAATTTGTCTAAATATGATTCTTCACCATTATTTTGAGGTGTAGTTGTTTCTAATAATTTAACTAAACTATTATATGATTGATTGCATAAAGAGCATATTAAATCACCATTTTTATAAGACCATTTATGAAACTTACCATCAGGACAATTAGATAATAAATTAATTTTATTATTACTTTCATCATTAAATTTTTTTATAACTTTATTTATTTTTAATTCACATCTATGCTTTTTATTAGTGTCATTAATATCATATGAACTATTTATATCAATTAAATGAGTTTTTCTAATAATGAATGTAATTTTATTAGTTGATGAATCAATATTAATATGTTTCATCGATAATTCTTCTATTTTTTTTAATAAATTTTTATCATTATATGTATTATTTAATTTATCTGTAAAAAATCTAGCTGTTAATATTGCATATAAGTAGTTCTTATTTACATTAAAATTTACTTCACATATAGTATTCATTAAATCAATTATAGTATGAATTATATTTTTTTGTACATTAATCATATTTCTTCTCATTTCATCTTCAAGCTCTTTTTTTGTTTTATCTGGTTTTTCATCATTAGTTTTATCTTCATCAGTTCTAGTAGTTTTATCATCTCTATGTTTCTTTATATTATTATTCCAAAGCCATATACGATTATTAATTAAAATACCACTAATATAGTATAATATATAACTTAAAATAGGTATATCAATAATAGGTATTTTTTGTGTTTGATTAATTCTTAAATATAATCCTGAAAATAAAGTTTTACCAATCTTGGAATAAATAAAATAATTATATTTTTTATCTTCTTTAAGACTAATAATTTGACCAAAATTCATGTCTGTTATTAATATAAATACTAAATAAGCAATGATATTATTATATTTAATGATTTTATAATAATCTGTATCGTTTGAACTTGTTAAAAATATATCATCTTTTAATTCAAAAAAAAATAAGTTAGTCATGTTTGTATTATATTTTTTATTAAATTCTTCAATCCTATTTTTTGGTTGAGTTTTTAACCATTCTGTATGTACTAAAATTAAATCAATTATGTCTTTTATAATAATTTTTCTTCTTAATTTAGTTGTAGCATCATTTCCAATATAACTAAGTAGATTTATTGTAATTGCCACTTTTTCTATATTTTTCTCTAAATTTCTAATAATACGTAAAAATTTAGAATATTTTGGATTATCTTCAAATTTTTCTGTGACAATTAAACTTGTTGTTAGAAATTGGTCATCAATATAAGTTCCTTCTTGAACATATTTTTGTAAATATAACATTTCATTACAACTTTTACAAATATATTCATTATTACTATTTATTTTAACATATTGCTGTGTAAAATCAAATATTAATTGACTAAAATTATTAACTCGCGATTTATATAATTTATTAATATTAGTCCATTTAATATAATGATTACATATAGGAATTATTTTATTAGATAATTCTAATGATACATCTATTTCTTTATATCCAACCTTTATTATTGTTTTATCATTTTTCCTATCTTTTAAAACAGGTAATTTAATTAACTTGTCATTTTTACCTGGTATAATAGAATCTATATCATCTTCTATAATTTTATACTCTTTTATTTTTGTTTCTATTATTGTTTCAAATAATTCATTCATAGTTTTATATCCTAATTCTTTAATATTATATAACTTAAATAGCCTATCTAAATCTACAAATGTAACCTCATTTAATTTGTCAATATGTTCAATAAATTTATCTTTCTGAATATTTATATAAGTATGATATAATTGTTCTAACATGACTTTTATATTATTAGTAGGGTCATTAATATTAATATCGACATATTTATCTACTTTTGGTTCATCTTTATTATTAAATAACCAATAGTATAATTTACTGTCTTTTTTTAATATTTTTTGAAATGCAATAAAGCCATTTTCTTCTTTTGTTAATTTTCTTACATCTATTAAATCTTTGTAATCTAATGTTTCTAATATTAAATTAGCAGGATTATAAGCAACACCTATAACATTCATATCAATACTATCATTTCCTATACGTGTTTCTATGTTAGATAATTTATTAGATAATAGATTTATATATCTAATACAATTAATTGTATTTGGGGTACGAATTTTAATACCATTCTTTGAAAAATTTTTAAAATTAACATATACATACTTTCTTATATTTTTTAGGTCAAGAGCTAAATCATAATCATTAATATCTTTAGATAAATCTAATTTTTGAATAATTCTAACTTCTTCATCATCATTATATAAAACTACTTTTCTTTCTTCCAATTGTTTATAAAATAGACTGGTTGTCTCTAATTTTAGTTTAGGATTAGATTCTATTATTGGTGAATAATAATTTATTATATTATTCATTTTATTTATAATAAATTTGATTTTAGTTGATTCGCGGTCTTTGCGATAATTATTAGAGTCTTTATTTAATTGGATATTACTTTGCTCATATCTTTCAGTATCTTTGTGAAATCTTAAAAAATCTTCTGTTATAGGAATTAATATTTTATGTGAAAATAAGTAATTAATAAAGTCTTGAGACTCTTTTATAATAATGTCTTTAATATTTTCATATTCATGTAAATAGTCATATATATCTTCTGCATATCCTTTTCTTAATTCGGGTAATGTTAATAGTTTCATTATATTATTAAAATTAACAAGTTTATTCTCATTTGATACTATAACTTCAATATATTTATATTCAGCATTATCTTTCTCTTTTTGATTTAATAATTTTATAATCTCATTCTTTTCTTCATTAATATAAATATATCTAAATATTAACGTTTTAATAATATTATGAAAGTTTTCTTTTATTAAAAAATTATTTGCAACATAATCTTCACCTAAATCATTAAATATTTTAATAGTGGAGTCATATTTTAATGGATTATTCATTAATAATATTTTAATTTTATCAATTGTTTTGAATTCAAAAAGAAATATAAAATTTTTAATATCATAATAAAATTTAATAATTTTACTATTATTTTCACTATTAAAAAAATCACTTATTTGAATAGTTGAATCTTTCATGTATTTACTTGATTCTATTAAATTTGTAATAAATAAACTATGAGAACCAGTATAATGATATGATATTCCAATGTATATATAAAAAGCACAATAACGTTTAATAATATTAATAATTAAATCAACATAAGATTCGTTCTTTACAATAGCAAATATTTCTTTTTTTGATATTGTATTTACAAATGTTTGTATAAATTTTAATATTAAATTTTGATATTTTACAAAATTAACATCTTCTAATATCTTTTTTATAAAATTTTCCTTTTTTAATATTAGATAAAATTTATTTAATGTATTATCAATTAATTCATCAATTTGATTAACATACATTTTTATATTATTATACTTTGGATAAAAATAATATAAAAAATAAGAAATTATTTATTTCTAAAGTAATATATATAATGTCTGGTATTTTTCTTAAGAGTGAATTCAAAGATTTATTTAATAACAATAACAATTCAGAGACTGCTACTGTATCAAAAGTATTAAATAAATATGTCAAAGTTGATAATAATAATGATTATATTGCCAGTACTACTATTAATAATGATTCTCAAATGAATTTTAAGGCAACTGATGTAAGTGCTACATCCACAATGGATGGCAGTATGATGCATAATTTAAGTGCAACCTCTTCTATAGCTCCAATTGCTAATAAAGTTGGAGGAGGTAGTTTTATACATAGTCAATCGGGTGGTATTAATGATGATATTGATAGTTTAGTAGGAATGCTTACATCTGATTCAGATACTCAAACAGAACAACTAGAAACAAAATTAAAAGGGTTATTAAATAATAAAGTTGGAGGAGCTATGCCTAATAATGACTTATCAAATATAAAACAGTTCTTTCAAAAATTAAAGAATGATGGTGTTAAAGTTGATTTAAAACTTGATGATTTAACATTATCTGAATTTTTTAGTAATAATCGTGTTGCTAAAAATATTTCAGGTGGTGGTTCTTTAACTCGCAAAGCAAAAGAAGAGTCAAGTAGCGAACCAGAATCTGAAGACGAAGAAGATAATAATTTAGTAGGTGGTAGAGATTTACCTCCTGCATTAGTTGCTTTCCAGAAATTACGTTCATTTGTTGCTAAGGAATTAGAATTAAAAGGTATTAAAGTTTCTGCTAAAGTTGCAAGTGCTTTAAAAAAAGAAGTTGCTGCAAAAAATCCTAAAGCAGACCCAATGGAAATTGCAGACCTCGCAATAACATATTTCAAAGAGAATAAAGATAAATATGAGAAAATGGCTAAAACTTTAGCTTAAATTATTATCTAAATATTTTCATATGGATTATTATAATAGAAAAAAAATATTAAATAATAAATATATTATAAAAACATATTATTCACAAAGAGAAGAGGATATTTTATTAAATAACATGATATTTAAAAATAAAAAAAATGGTATATATGTTGAATTAGGAGCATTAGATGGAGTATTATATTCTAATACAAAATTTTTTGAAGACAAATTAAATTGGCGTGGTATTCTGATTGAACCGCATCCATTAAAATTTATAAATCTTCAAAAAAATAGACCTAATAATTATTTATTTAATGATTTAGTAAGTTGTTATAGTGAACCATTAAAATTTAGATATTTTATAGATGGTCTTGCTGCTGTATCTGGTGTAGAGAATACATTATCACAACATCATTTTGATAATTATTATAATAAAAAAATGAAAACTGAACAAAATAGTAAATTTATAATTCCAAGAACATTAACTAGCATAATAAAAACAACAAATATAACACATATAGATTTATTATCATTAGATGTAGAAGGCCACGAATATGAAGTATTACTATCATGGGACTTTTCTATCCCAATTGATGTAATTTTAATTGAAATGTTAGGAGTTCAACCTAATAAAGATGAATTATGTAGGCAAATACTGATAAAAAATAAGTATATATGTAAATATAAATGGGGAAAAAATGAAATATTTATTTTAGAACATTAAATTCATTGTCATTTAATATCTCTAATACCTGAACTTCTTTTATCTTATCTTTTGGAGAAAATATATCAAAAGCTTTTGAAGACCCATAATCAGTTAACCACACTTTTTTATCACATATACTACTAATACCCTTATCAAGTAAAGGTGTGTGACCCACATAAATATTTTTTACTTTATAATTTTTTTCTAATGGTTTTAATAAATCATTACAAGAATCTTTATTTGTATCTTCTTTTAACCCCATATTACCTATTTTCCTTGTCCACAGTGGTGATGAATTAAAATTATTAAATATTTTATCATATTCTTCTGAATCTTTTAATTTATCTAATAAATATAAGGTCATTAATTTATTTATATCTTCTATTTTATATTTATCTGCAATACTAGGCAGAATACCCGCGTGAACAAATAAGTTAGAACCAATAATTAATGCTACTTGTCTAGTGCAAGCTAAAAAATTACTAATTGGATTACCAGGTGCAAATAGATATTTTCTCGCATCCATTCCATCTGGTATAATTGTACCATCTTTTTTCTTATAATTATCAAATCCTTTAATCCCCTCATGTGAAACATATCTCATATCTCCATTAACATTCATTAATTCGTGATTACCCAACAATGAATATACAGCACCGCCTTTTTTTTGTGCCATATGATGTAGTTTTGTGAAATATTTTAAAATTCTAATATCAGAATGTTCATCAAATTTAGTAATACCATCTTGATGACAAGAATTTTTTCCATCAAACCTACATCTATCTATTTGGTCTCCTACTTGTACAACAATAGTATTCCCTCCAATCCATTTATGATTCATATCAATAACTTTAGCAATTTCTAACGATTTAAATGTCATTTCTAAATCACCATGCAAATCACCTATCACAATTATTCTATCTGCACGAGGTAATATACTTGGTTGTACTTTTGGATTATATTGAGAACACTGATGTTTCCATATATTTTTGAAATTATCATCATTATCAATATTTTTAAAAGTTTCATAAGTTTTCTTATTATATTTTTTTTTTACATCAGATAAATTATAAACTTTATCAACAAATTTATAAATATCATTGTTCATTATAATATAATAAGAAAAATTTTATTAAGTTTATATATTTTATTGAGTTTGTGATAACTCAGATAACGGCACAGCCGCATATTCTTTATCGATATTTTCATAAATTCCCTGAACTTCTTCATCTTCAGGACAAAAATTATTATTCACTGTAACACGTGCATGACTAGTAGAAGAATAATTATTTGTTCCTAAAACATCGCAAGAACTATTAACATCAACTTCAGCACACCTATTATTTTTTTGTTCTTTAGTAGCATCATTATTATTTTGTTGTTGATGCCATAACTTCATCATTTGTTGTCTTTGTGATAATCTTTCATTAGTATTTTCAAATGTTTCTATTTTTTTATTATCACAAACTAATTTGCAAGACATTTCAATTTTATCTTTTTTAGTAGTACCTGATAAATTTGGATTGTATGTAGCACCTGATAAATTAGCATTATTTTTATCTGGTACTATACTAGATAAAACAGTTTTACCCATAGATTGTTTTGACGATTGAGAACTCATATCTATTACATTAGATTGAGAACCCATAGATTGTTTTGACGATTGAGAATCCATATCTATTACATTAGAGTGAGAACCCATATCTATTACAGTATTAGATTGAGAACCCATAGATTGTTTTGACAAATCTATTGCAGTATTAGATTGAGAACCCATAGATTGTGTTGTTGCACCTGATAAATTTTGATTGTTTGTAGTACCTGAAAAATTAGCAGTTTGTGATTTATCCTTTAAATCGTCATATATAGAAAATTTTTCAATATTATTTCGCGCCATTAGATTTGGAGGTAATACAACAGTATGACCAGAATCAGTTGTTGTAACTATAGCACCCGGTTGTAATACAATTGGTTTGACAACTGTGTTTGCTTCAGGAATAATATTTATTGTTCTAGATTCCGATAATTTATTAAGAATAATTAATAATACAACTGCACCAATTACTGATAAAATAGGATTTTGTGATACTAAACACATTACTAAGAATAGATATACTAATTTAAAGAAATTATTATTAAATAATTTAACAACAGTTTGTGACATTCTTGGAGCTGCTAATATTACATATAATAATAATAATAGAACAATAGAGTTTGCAATATTATTTCTTTTCATTCCATCAACAATATTGCCTGGAATATTTAAAATTTTATTTTCCAAGTTCACAAAATTTTTAGCAAATGATGACATATATATTATGCCTTATAAAAAAATTATATATTTTTTATATAAAATTGAATATTAAATGATTTAAATTATATATTTAATATATTCTAATGAATACGATACTATCTAAAGAAGGTTATATATTACCAAAAAATAACACTGATAGAAAGATTATAGAAAATATAAAAAACGACCTTACTGTTGAACCTGTACAAGCTTGTAAATTTTTAACAAAGAAACCTGAAAAATTTAAAGTCTATCAAGAAAATAAAGAATATTTATGCATTCCTAAATATTATGGAATTGAAAATTTTGGGCCTCCTAAAATTAATAAAGAAACAATTGGAGAGAAAGTTGACCTAAAATTTAATTCTGAATTAAGACCTAAACAAATTGAAATTATAGATAAAATAATCCCACATCTTGATAAATACGATGGTGGTGTATTATGTTTACCTTGTGGTTATGGTAAATGTCTTGCTTATAATACAGAAATATTAATGTATGATGGTACTATAAAGAAAGTACAGGATATTAATGTAAATGACACAATAATGGGTGATGATTCAACACATAGAACAGTATTATCATTAGGTCGTGGAAGAGAAGAAATGTATAATATTATTGATAATTATGGTAATAAATATACAGTAAATAAATCACATATATTATCACTGTATGATGTTGTTAATAATAATGTTATTAATATGACAGTTACTGATTATTTAAAAAATCCAAATGCTAAAAAATTAAAGGGTTATAGAGTGCCAATTAATTTTCAAACAAATAAAATAAGTATAGAACCATATTCATTTGGTAGTAATTTATTAGATAATTATAATTATATCCCACATAATTATAAGATTAATTCAGTTAGAAATAGATTATTGTTATTTTTTGGTATTTTTGATAGATATGGATTTACAAATTATAGTAATAATACTATGGAAATAGAATGTAATAAAGAAATTTTATCAAATGATATTATTTTCATTTCTAGGAGTATTGGATTTACTGTTTATAAAAAAAATAATATAATAACTGTAATTATTGATAACCTATATAATAACTATTATAATGTATATGACATAAGGGTTGAATATGCTGGAATTGATAATTATTATGGTTTTATGATAGATTATAATAGATTATTTGTTCTTGGTGATTTTACAGTAACCCACAACACAATATTATCATTATACGTTGCAGCTCATTATCAGTTAAAGACTCTTGTGATAGTTCATAAAACATTCCTATTAAATCAATGGAAAGAACGTGCTGAAGAATTTACTAATGCGAAGGTTGGTATTATTCAACAAAATAAAATAGATATTAAGGGAAAACAAATTGTAATTGGAATGCTCCAATCAATAGCTAAAGATAAATATGACCAAGATATTTTTAAAGATTTTGGACTTGTTATATTTGACGAAGCACATCACGCTCCTTCTAAATATTTTTCTCAAGCTCTACCTATTATTAGTTGTAAAAAAACTTTAGGATTAAGTGCAACACCAAAAAGAAGCGATAAATTAGAAAAAATATTATATTGGTATTTTGGTAATATTATGTATAAATTAGATAATGTAACTAACGATAAAGTATTAGTAAATATATATCAGTATAAATTAGACCATGAAAAATTTAGAGAATATAAATTACGAAATGGTGAAATAAATCGTGCAAAAACAATTAATAAAATAACAACAATTGGACGCAGAAATAAATTTATTATTAATATTATTAGAGAAATACTTGAACCCAAAAGGAAAATTATTGTATTGTCTGATAGAGTTGAACATTTAAAATTATTAAAAGAACGATTAGACAAATATAATACAGAAGATAAAATAATTACAACTAGTTTTTACGTTGGTGGAATGAAAATAGATAAACTAAAGATATCTGAAGAGGCGCAAGTAATATTTGCAACTTATAGTATGGCGGCAGAGGCTCTAGATATTCCAGAGTTAAATACATTATTTATGGTAACACCACGAAGAGAAATAGAACAAGCGGTTGGAAGAATCTTAAGAAAGATAGACCCTTTAACAAGACCTATTATTTTTGATTTTATTGATATGATGCAATCTTTTATTAATCAAGGACGTCATAGAAAACAATTTTATAAGAAATTGGATTTTGAACAAAATATTATTAATGTTGAAAATAATGAGATTATTGATAATATTGAAAATGATAATGAACATAATAATGAACCTATACAATATCAATTTATTGATTAAAAGCTTTATTTTTATTTATAATATAATGGATACTTTTGGTATAATAATGGTGTCAGTAGCATTTGGTATATATGGAACATATATAGCTTTTTGTGTTTATGATATATGTAGTTATAGATGTAATAATATTAAATTATGTTGTAAAAAATTATATTGTTGTAAGAGTAATTTACCACTTGACCATGATATTAGAACTCCTCTAACAACAGCACATCAAGAGATAATATTACCTACTTCAGTATATGGCCAGGAAATGAGCAGTATATAAAAAATTATATAGTTTAGTATATGGATAAAATTTTTTATATAGAAAATAAAGACCATGATAAATTAAATATAAAGGAGCGTTTAATTGAATATAAAATAACTTTAGATAAAGTAAAAAATAAAATTGATTATCTGAATAACCAGTTAGATAAATATAATAGTCCAACAGTTAAATATAAAAAAAATAAAGAAGAATGTAGTATATTAGATATATTTTTTTGGTAATAATTTATATATAAAATAATATTATATTTATTAAATTAATGAATATTCCTCAACGTATATTTCACTATAATAATATTTTTAATGAATCCTCAGAATTTGTTCATGAATATTTTGATTTATCAAAGTTAAGAGTATATTTAGAAAATAATTGGTATCGTGCTTTAGAAATATTTGATAAATATAATAATGAATCTAATAAAGTATTATTAGCATCATTATGTATATTATATGATAATGGAGGAATATTTATTAATAATTATAAACATGATATAACCGATTTATTTAATTATAATTATTTTTTTTTATTAAATGAAAATTTTAATAATATAATGGGTACATTCAAAAATAATCCTATTTATAAAGACCTGATAGAATACATGATAAGTATTAATTATGATATGAAATATACTAGTTTATTTGAAATAATTAATAATTACATAAATTCTAATAATGAAGAATCATTATACATAGGACCAAGTTTAAATAAAACAAAAGAAATATCATTAAGTAAAAAATATATTAATCCTATAGTACAATTTAATACATCCAAGTTTGCAGATAATTTTGATTACTTGTATCATGATAATAAACTAGTTATTATTAGAACAGATTGTATAACAAATTGGAGTCGGGAATTAAATGTTATTATATATGATAATATATTATGTAATTTATTTATTGAATAAATATATTATATATAGACATTTTATACTAGATAGAATATGCCATATACTATGATATATATAATACATATTATTTTTTTTTATTAGAATATTAAGATAGAAAATTATAAAGTTTAATAATAAAACCTGAAGTAGTAAAATATAATTTAATAATGCAATATAAATATCTAATATAAGCCATAAAAATGCTAATAAATAATCAATATACATTATAATTTTATTAGTTTCATCTAAATGCCATAACATTGAAAATAATGTTGCAAATAGAATAACTATATTATAGAATACACTTATATTATAATAAATTTTATTATAATATAAAGATGGATATAATGCACATAAGTGTAATAATGCTGTTAAAACTAGAATATATTTATTATATGAATTTGTCATAAATATTATAATTATGATATTTATAATAAAACTAAAAATCAACTTTTTTCTAATTATATTCACTCAATTAAATAAAAATTGTTAGATGGGTATATAAATTTCTTTTAGAAATTTATATTCTCCATCTAAGGGTTATTTTGGGTTTAAGCATAGCTTAAACCCAAAAAATTGAATAAGTTATTAATTAATATAATAATATCAATTTATTTAATGTCTATAAAACAAATAAAAAAGCCTAAATTTACTATTAATAATATTAATATTATAGGAACATATGGATATAATTTACCAAATAATACTGATTGTACAATTTGTAGATGTAGTTTAAATATCCCTAGTGTATATAATCAAGAAAAAGGGATAGATTCTATAGTTGTAGTAGGATTATGTGGACATTCATTTCATCAAGAGTGCATTAATCCATGGATATCTGCTAGACATAAACATTGTCCATTATGTTCAGAAAATTGGATTACAAACAAAATCTTACAATCAAATCTTAAATAATAAATTATTTAAACTATTCACTTTCATATATATTAATGTTAACTAAACATAGTACTTACAATGAAATTGGTATTGATGAAGCAGGAAGAGGCCCTTTAATTGGACGTGTCTATGCAGGCGCTGTAATATGGGGTAATAATATAATTCTAGATGAAAAGATTAAAATTGTTGATTCTAAAAAATTATCTGCAAAAAAAAGAAAAATTGCATTAGACTGGATTAAAAATAATGTTACTGCTTGGGGTGTTGGATATAGTGAACCTGAAGAAATAGACTGTATTAATATATTAAAAGCTACTAAATTAGCAATGACTAGAGCAATTGATAATTTAAAAAGTAAAATAGATTTTAATCCAACTCAATTATTAATTGATGGAGTTGGTTGGGGTAATATGTTTTATGATTCGGATTATACAGTTAATTCAGTAATTAAAGGTGATGAGTTATACTACTCTATATCAGCAGCATCAATTATTGCAAAAGAATATCATGATGAATATATAAAAAATTTATGTTCTGAAAATCCAGAATTAGATACAATGTATGCTTTATCTAAAAATATGGGTTATGGAACAAAAAAACATATTGAAGGTATATATAAATATGGAATTACCAAATATCATCGTAAAACTTTTAAACCATGTTCTTCATTTGTTGATTAAACATCAGTTTTAAGTGAAGATAAAGATGATAATGTTAATGTTTCATTTAATTCTGAATTTATAGGGCTAGAATCTACTGTAGAAGAAGTATTTGTTGATTCTGTAGAATCAGGAGAATCAGAAGATTCAGTTGATTCGGTTGATTCATCGGTTGATACATTAGTTGATTCATCGGTTGATTCTGGTCTGATTTCATTGTCTTCACTACCACCTAATAATTTTAATTTATTAATATCATTAGACTCTATATACAATGTATTTAATTCATTTAGTGTAGGTGTTGATGTTAATTGGTTTAAGTTATCATCATTTCCACCATATTGTTTATTTCTGTTTAAATATTCTGCTTTTAATTTTATATATTTATTTTTATATTTTAAATACTTCTGAGTATAATCTTCAGACATTATTATATATTAATATTTAGATTTTAATATTAAAATAATATAATCTAATATTAATGATTACAAATATAGATGATACAAAATGCGCTCCTAGTAAAAAATATAAGGATGGCTCTTGTTTTACTACAGAATCTCTAAAAAAAATAGTTAAAAATTATAATAAACAATATAAGCAAAATATAAATCTAAATCAACCAAAGAAAGAATTAGTAAAAAAAATAACAGATATACTTAAAAATAAATGTGATGACCAAGCATGTTGGTTAAGACAAGAAATTGTAACTAATATTAATGATGATGATATATTAAATAATACATTAAGACCTGAAGGACCAAAAGGAAAATACCAATGGTTAAGCACATTAGATATTGATAAAGTGATGGCACAATATCAGTCAGCTCATCAAGATTTTATATTTTTAGGTGCAGTGCCTTATGATTTTGAAGATATAGGAGTATTAGAATTAAAAACTCCTGACTTATTTCATGATATGATAAAAAATAATAAAATAAAATTTGGTATAGTTATTAATTTAGATTCTCACAATATGAGTGGTTCACATTGGGTTGGATTATATGCTGATTTTAATAAAAAACAAGTTTATTTTTTTGATTCTGTTGGAAAAAAACCAAGGAAAAAAATAAAAAAATTTATTAATGGTATTATTAAATACATGTATAATAGCAAATATCCAAATAAAAAATTAAATATTAATAATGTAATAAAATCATTAAATAATAATAAATTAGATAATGAATATATTGCAAATTTAAAAACATTTGATATTAAATATAATAAAATACAACACCAATTTAAAGATACAGAGTGTGGTGTCTATTCTATTAATTTCATTATTAGATTATTAGAAGGAGACACATTTAACAACATCACCGAAAATATTACTAAAGATGATAAAATGAACAACAATCGTAAAGAATATTTTATTAATGCTAAATAATTTTTAATTTGTTGAAAAACTAAAACTTAATGAATGAGATAAATTATAAAAATTATAATCATATCCTTTCGAGTCTTTGAATACTATATCCAAATTATTAAGACTAATAGGTTCTTCAAATTTAAATTCACTGTTTGATTCACCATTATAGAATAATATTCCAAATGGTATTGTATCTGATAAATTAGTTATATATAGATATACTTTATTATCTACTCTTAAATCCCAAATATTATTAGATGTGTAAGTTGAATTATTAGAACAATCATTAGAAAAACCTAAATTATATTTACTTAATGGTGTGTCTATTATATTAAATATTTCATTATCTATAGATTCTATTTTAACTGTTTGTTCTATAGTCAAAGATAACTTGATATTGTTTAATTTACTATTTAATACTTCTAATAAAGAATCAATTGTATAATTGCCTTTATTAATAGTAATTATTATTTCCTCACCATTTTTTTTTAATAATAATATATTATTTTTATTTTCCTCCACATTAAAATTTATTTTAGGTAATGAATAATTATTTAATTTAATAGAATTAATATTATTTATTGGTGCAAATGGAAAACTATATGATGACTTATTATTAACATCTGATACTTCTAAATATAATATTCTGGGTTCTAATAATTTATTATATTTATCTATTTTTTCTTGAAGCTCTTGCTCTTTTAATAATAATTCATTTTGTTTTGACATCTGTTGTTGCATCATTTGGTTTGGTATCTGTTTTAGCATTTGTTTTGGCATCATTTGGTTTGGCATTTGTTTTGACATCTGTTGTTGCATCATTTGGTTTGGCATTTGTTTTGACATCTGTTGTTGCATCATTTGGTTTGGCATCATTTGTTTTGGCATCATTTGGTTTGCCATCTGTTGTTGCATCATTTGGTTTGGCATCATTTGTTTTGGCATCATTTGGTTTGCCATC